TACTAAAGACTCAAGTGGAAATTGGAAAGCTAATAGCCATGAAGTTTCTACCTCAAAATCTGGTACTTATAATAATAAGATTAATGTCACTATTACAGCTCCTAAGAATCAAAATATTAATCAAGGTGAAACTACAATTCTTGATGCTAATCAAACACCTAGTTTTACTTTGGATAAAGAAGGCGATGATTCGTCAGGAGAAGCTAAAGTAAATAATCCTGTCTTGTCTTTCTCTTTACCGCAGTCGCAAGTTTTATAGAATCCTGATGTTGAAATATTAGAGTCTACAGCAGATCCTTCTGTGACACTGGATGAAAGTAACATAAACAAGCCTAAATACACCTTCCATCTACCTGCGGCCGCACATTATTTCTACGGTAGCCAGTTAGGTAAGAAAAGTGCTGGTGCTTATACAGTTACCACGTTCTCTAGTGAAATGAAAGTTGGAGATTACTATGTTAATGAAGGCACTGGATTTATTTATAAATTAACAGCAATAGATAAAAGTGCTAATACTTCTACTTTCGTTTATCAGGCTAGATTATCTGCTCCTGTTCCTTCCGTCGCTAAAACTACTTTAAGCCCTTATACAGGTAAGAATGGTAGTGCTACTAATCCTACTATTACTTCTACTTATGAGAATACTACAGAACAAACGGGATGGAAACTAACTTTTGGTATTCCTAAAGCTCCGAATTTTAGTATCAATTATGCTAAAACAGGTGCGGCAGAAACTGGTAGTGCTAACACTGAGATATTAGATGCTAATACAGTCTAGTTAAATTTAACTATTCCGGCTGGTAGTAGAATTTTCTCTGGTACTGCGCTTACTGATACAGTATATGCTAGTATTATAGTTGATGGAGCATAGAATGGTGATTGCTATTTAAATTCAGATACTGGTTCTATATTTCTTAGAGAAGAAGGGGCCTGGACTAGAATTGAAGGCAGTTTAAAGGGGCCAGTCGGTGATTCTTTAAAAACCGCTAGTGTGAGTTATGAACTTAAAAATAGTTAGATAGGTGTATCTGAAGAAATTAGTACAGACGTAGTATTAGAGGAATATTTAAATAATAATAGTGCTAATTTCACTAAGCCTGCTGCTGATGAAGTGTGTAATATCACTTTAATAGATGATGATGAAGATGATGATAGAACTTATTATTGGGGTTATATTGTTAATGGAGTCTGGAAAGTATCTCGATTAACTGGTGGTGTTGGTAATTTATTAATTGATGATTATGACCCAAATGGTACAAAAGAAAAAGCATATTCGGCTTATTATATAAATAATCTTATTCAAGATAATTGGGATGCTAGTAAAGATGATGAGCAAAAACAAAGATATGTTTATAGTGTTAAGCATATAGATAATTTAATTAAAACTAATAAATCAGAAGCTAATAATAGTGATGAAGTTACTTATAGTTCTAAATATATAGATACTTTAATTAAGACAGAAACAGTAGCAGATGATGCTAGTAACAAAGATATTGTAACTTATAGTGCTAGGTACGTAAATGACTTAGAGGATAGGGTTGAAGCGCTTGAGAATTAGCTTAAATGGTTTGATTTCTAATAAATTTTCTTTTTAGAGAGGAGAAATATAAATGGCTTTATTTAAGATTGGTAAGGGTAAGGCGGCTAACCTGCCTACTACGAAAAAAGAAGGATACGCATATTTTACTACTGATGATGGTAAAATGTATATCGACGTGGATGATAGTACAAGAGTCGCTCTTAATGCCGCTAATGCCGATACTATAAAAGATTCTTCTTATAGTTATACTGCTACTACAATTCACAATGGTCTTGATGCAGCAAGTGCTAAAGTGTATACCCTTACTATTGCATCTAGTAGTTGGAGTAGTAATAAATATACTTATAGTAATACTAGTTTGCGGTGCGGGACTGACGGTAATGTTCCGCCCATTATCTACTCTAGTAGCGATTAGTTTTATTTAATTAGTACTGCATCAGCGACTAAAGGTACTGGAATTACGTTTACTGCTTCTAGCACTCCTACAGCATCTATTACTATGACTATTGTCGATATGGGATAAAAAAATAAGCCCCTAGGAAATTAATCCTAGGGGCTTTTCTTTATTTATTCTAGTTTACTTGTGACTCGATTACTTGGGTTAAATAGACTGTTAGATCTCCAGAAGTTTCGGTAATATATTTCTTAGTTTCATCACTTAATGTAGCTATGATAGCATCATAAGTTAATTTAAACGCAGTTTTCTGAGCTTCAGCATCGAATTTATCCTCGGCTTTAAGAGAATTAACGTAAGTTTGATTAGTGGTTATAACACACATCTAGGCAGTTTCTGTAATCATGTCAATATACTTTTGTGCGGTTGCGTTAGTTGTATTGCTGCTTATTTCTTCGCTTTTGGTTTTAATAAGCTTAACGATATAAGCAGTAAGAATACCTAGTAAAGGAATAACACAAGTCTAGAATATTTGTTGTAATAATTCTAACACTTTAAATCACCTCATTATATTTAAAAAAACTTATTGAGAAATTTAAGTAATTAGACTTGGACAATTGTGTTTAAGAGAATTTATTAAATTTTTAAATATGATATAAAAGGCAAGATGTCTTATACGGGGAAAGGCTACTTGTCTTTTCCTATATTTTTTTTGCCTATAAGGAGGTTTACTATGGAAATGTACGCTAGAAAAGGACTGCGGATAACAGGATTTGGTGGTTTTGTAAAATTTTACCAAGGCGCAATTTGTGATCTAGACGAACACACCGGAACTATCAGCTATCAAGGCATCCCTTTTTGCAATAAAGATAGCCAAATAGGGAAGAATTTCGTCCCCAATAACCAAGAATCGATTGAAAGAGCCGATATACTAGATCAATTACTGCCATTAGACCCGCCCGACCGCAGTGATTATTGGTTAGATTATGGTTCTAATTCACCTTGGGGATGGTAGTGGAATGAATGGTTACTCTAGGCCCCTGTTTACTATCTTAAGAATCTCCTTAAAAAAATCTTAAAAGGAGATTAATAAATGAGTGTTAATGCAATTTTAATAAGTAAAGGTGTCAATCCTAGCTATTTTACTTTAAGTGAGTATGAAGTTGAATTAGGTCCATATATTAATAGTACAACTGTTACTATTAATAAATTAAATAGTAATAGTTCATTTACAGTAAGTTCATCTAATACTAGTGTAGCTACTGTCTCTATTAGTGGTACAACAATTACAATCACAAAAGGAAGCACGGTAGGTTCTGCTTCTATTACCGTAAAAGAAAGTACCACTAGTAAAACAGCTACAATTTCAGTAGAAGTAACATCTTCTTTAACTTTTACTTGGGATAGTGCTTCTTGGGAAGAAGTTCAAAATTTATGTAAAGCAAGAGCAGACGGCACAATTACTTCTACTTAGTTTAATTCAGTAGTGGCTATTGGTAATACTAAAGTTACTACTCTTTCTACTGCTGTTTTAGGAGCATCTAGTGCAACAATGGAAGTTATTGGAATAGATTAGGATGCAACTGGTACTTTGACTTTTTAGTCTAAATACTTATTACCTACTACTACTGTTTTTGGCTCTTCTGCAGTTTGGACAAATAGTACGGCTAAAACTCAATGTAGTAATTTCTATTCTTATTGTGATGCTAAAAGCTATATTAAATCTTTAAGTAAAGGAACTTGTTTAACGCAAACAAGTGGCTAGAATGGTACTGCTACCTATGCTACAGAAACAGTGTGGATTCCTTCTGAAGGAGAAGTGAATTTAGATTCTTATTCTTCACTTAAAAAATCTAACTGGACTACTTCTAATGCAGAATGTACTAGTGGAAAATCTTTTAATTATTCTAAATATTCTGACAATTCTAGTAGAATTAAATATATTGGAACTAGTAGTGGAGAAAGCAGCGGCTCTGCCAGCGGTTGGTGGCTTCGTTCGCGACACTACAACTACTCGACCAATGTCTGCTATGTCGGCTCTAGTGGTGGTGCGTACGGCAACGTCTACAACGCTGGCGCCTACCTCGCGCCGGTTTTCTGCATTGGTTAAAAGTTCTTTTTAACAAAATCTGGACAAAAAAGTTTAGATGAATTAATTAAATTTTTATATAGTAGTGAGAGAACTTTACTTGATATATTGAAAATAATTTGGTATAATATTAACAGAAAATGAGAAGAAAAAACTTCCAGTTCTTTTTTATTTACTTCAATAGGAAGATAATATTTTTCCTCTCATTTTCTTAAATTGATTATATCGAAGGAGGATAAATATGTCAGTAAAGACAGCTGATAGACATTTATCTAAAGTTGCTTATCTTAATGATGCTAGAAAGTTAGTTTTACAAGTATTAGTATTGACTAGACCTTCTAAACAGAAGGCGAATGGAAAGTATAATAGTCCTGGTGCACTGGGCAGTCAATATCTATACTCAGCTTTTGGGGCTAGTATTTTAGATAGTGCAAAACGAGTCCATGGTAATTGTTTTGCAGCTAGCGAGATAGAAGTTAGGACTAAGGAAGATTTAGATAAAGTAAATAAATTTTTTGATGCGGCAATAGGTTATTGCGATTCTATTTTAAGAGAATTAGATTTGTGTATTTTTGTTGTTCAAAGTGAGAAGAAACGCAACTCTTATTGGTATCTTGCAGATTTAGCGAGGGCTTGCAAGTTAAGCATCGAAGAACATCAACGCTCTTTCAGGGGTAAACCTTGTTAATTCTTGCCAGCAATTGGTGGCTTCGTTCGCGAAACTACAACAACTCGAACAATGTCTGCAATGTCAACTCTAGTGGTAATGCGAACAACAACAACTACAACAATGGCGCCTACCTCGCGCCGGATTAGATGAAAGCCTTGTCGTTAGGCGCGGCCGACTTAGGCCGTGACTAACAACGATTAGAAGAGAGACGCAGAAGCGTCTATCTAGGTGAGTAGTAATCTAATGTTATTATGTTATATTATTGTTTTATAAAAGAGAAAAATATTATTAAAAAAGTGTATTTCATCTAAGGAAGGTTTATCCAGTCCCGTAAGGGCAAATTACGAAGCTAGATGTTAGTTCCACATTGAGAAGTCTAACTAGAACTAGCTGATAAAATTTTTTCAAGGAGGATGGCCCGTGTAGGACTCCTAGATTAGTTGTAGTCGTGAAGCTCTATATGATGCTTCATACAAAGTTTGCAGAAACGTAAGATGGAAAGGTAGTACTATTAATTTTGAAGAGAATAGATTAAATAACGTTTTACGCTTAGAAGAAGAATTGAAGAATAATGAATACTAGTAGATGGTATTTAATTGTTTTTCAATAGTTGAAAGAGGTAAGAAGCGAGATATAAGAGCCTGTTATATTTATGATAGGATGCTTCAAAATGCTCTTTGTGAAACATTTCTTTTACCATAGCTTACTCCTAAATTGATATATGATAATTGCGCTACATTGAAAGACAAAGGAATTGACTTTGCCTTAAAGCGAGTTAGAATACATTTATAGAAAGCTCACTAGGACTTTGGTCTTGGTGAGAATTTTTATGCGGTTAGGCTAGATATTAAAAAGTATTTCGATTCAATAGACCATGAATATCTTAAATCAGTAGTGCGGAAATACGTTCAATAGCCACAGATAAGCGAGCTTGTAGAATATATTATCGACACTTTTTGTTATTCACCCACAACAGATAATACGCCTTAGTCAGATAAATAGTATTATATAGTTAAAGGACAATATGGCTATAGACCTGTAAAAGTAGAATACTTTAAGCCTGGTAAGACGTATTATGAATATAAACCTACAAGTCTAGGACTAGGAAGTTAGGCTTCTTAGCTTTTAGCATTATTAGCACTTAACGAAGTAGATCATTATGCTAAAGAGCAGCTGCATCTTAAATACTACGGCAGATATATGGATGATATTTATTTCTTTGGAAATGATAAAGAATATCTGTGGGAATGCGTGCTTAAGATCGAGCAAAAGCTCGTTAGCTAGGGCCTTAAATTGAATCGTAAGAAAACTACTATAATGTAGATTAAACCCGGAAAACGCCAACAGCCTTTTAAGTATTTAAAATGGAATTTTTGGCTAACGAAAGACAATGGTCTTATACAACTTCCTTTTAAAGAGAAAATAGCCAAATAGCGCAGAAAGATGCGGCGGTAGTAGAAACTTTGGTTAAGCGGTGAAACTACTACTGAGAATATTGTATAGTCTTACTTAAGCTGGCGAGCGCATATAAGTAAAGGTAATACTTTTTATTTAGTCTAGCGAATGGATAATTATTTCAAATCTTTATTCAAAGGGGTAGACTTATGTTTATATATGTAAATAAAAATAATTTAATCGTAGATATGATTTCTGAACCTAGATGGGTTAAATGGCAGACTGAACCCGCACTTTTAATTAGTTGTGCGGAGGAGGAAGCAACAGGTGTTATTGGTTCAGATTGTGATACTTTTTATTCTTTAGACTCGGTTTCTGTCTACGAAACAAACGAGCCTATTGAAGATTTTATCCCTAATGTCTATGCGTATGACAATGGAGAATGTATTTTACGTAAAAGCATTGGAGATATTCAAACTGAGAAACAAAAGGAAAATAGAGAGAAATTCGCGGAATTCCTAGATTCATAGGCATTAGTTTTCTCGGACGGTAAAAGCTATGGGGTTACAGCTAATGACCAGTCTGAAATCAGCTTAAACTTATCATAGTATAAGGCTATGGTTGATGCGGGTGCGGAAGCACCTATCCTTGAGTGGCATGCCATCCACGAAGAGAATACAACCTGGTCTTATGAAGATTTATCTCGTTTAAGTGCAGCAATCTCTAGTTTTGTGTATCCTTACTACCATAAGATGCAGCAGCTTAAAACTAAGATTTATTCTGCACAGTCTATAGCAGAAATTCTCGAGATAGAATTAAGCTACGAGGACTAGAATATTTAAGTCATATAACTAATTTTTTAATATTAAGGAAAGGAAGTTGTATGATGGATAATAGATTCTATGAAAATCGTATGGCTATCAAGGCAGTCGCAGAAGAGCGCAGCGTTGATGTCGGTGTCGCTTCTAAGATGTATGCAGTCGAGCAAGGCTGGACTAATTACTCTAAAGAAATGGACGAGTGGAACGCAATTCAGAGAAAATATATTCATGCTAAGGATAAGACTTTAGCCGATTTATTTAAGTAATACCTTTAGGGGCAAGGACGTAATAGTTCTTGCCCCTTATTTTTTTTGCCCGAGAACTGGGAATCTTTTTTACAAAAATTCTGACAAGTTTGATTAAGTGAATTTCCCAAATTTTTATATATTAGTGAAGGCCAAAGAAACTAATATAAAAGGAGTGAATAACTTTTGGCAACTTATCCATACTATTCAAGCTAGGTATATGGCGCACAATAGCAACCGCAACCGCAGTATTATCGGCCATAGCCCTACGGAGAATAGACCTAGATCCCGCAAGTTGGAATTAAAGGACGCCCTGTTTCTTCTATTGATGAGGTGAGAGCAACTTCAATAGATTTCGATGGTTCAATTTTCTTTTTCCCTGATTTAGCAAATAAGAAGATATATACAAAACAAATTAATTTAGATGGAACTTCTACGCTAAATATCTATGAGTTAAAGGCAATGCCCATCGAAGCTACAGCACAATATGTTACTAAGGATGAATTTGATTCTGCTCTTGCTGAGATAAAAGCTTCTCTAAACGAGAAAAAGGGAACTCCTAAACAGGAGTCCCCGCAAATAAAATTCTAAAGGAGGTAACGTAATGAATCCTTTCCAAATTGCAAATATTCTAAGGAATGGTAATCCGCAATAGATGGTTTTTAGTATGTTAGAGCAATATTCCCAGGGGAATCCTATTATGTAGAATCTACTTTCTCTGGCCAAGTAGGGAGATTCTGCTTCTATAGAACAAATTGCTCGAAATATGGTAGCATCAAAAGGTGGAAATTTTGATTAGGAGTTTGCTGCTTTTAAATAGCAATTTGGCCTTTAATATTAAAATATTAAAGGAGATTTAAAAATGTTTAATAACGATTATAGTCTGTCTGATATTGCTGCTGCTTCTGGTAGAAACAATGGTAGCTGGGGAAATGGCGATGGTGCTTGGTTAATCATTATCTTATTCCTGTTCATGTTTATGGGCTGGGGCAACGGCAACGGTGGCTGGGGTAATAACAATGCCTCTAGTCAGGGCGCTTTAACTCGTGGTGAGTTAGCCCAGGATATGAATTTCTAGCAGGTCGAGAATGGTGTCCGTGGTATCCAGCAAGGTTTATGTGATGGTTTCTATTCTCAGAATACAACTTTACTTAATAGCTTTGGCAACGTTCAGCGTGATTTATGTACCGGATTTAGCTCTGTTGCTTAGGGCTTTGATGCAGTTAATGCTAATATCGCTGATACTCGCTATGCAATGCAGGATTGTTGTTGCACCACACAGCGTAGTATCGACAGCGTTAAAGCAGAAGCATATCGTAATACTTGTGATATTACAAACGCGATTCATGGTGAAGGTGAACGGACTCGCGCGCTCATTCAGGAAACTAATATGCAGAATCTGCGGGATCGCATGGCCGAGAAGGATTCAGAGCTGCAGAGCGCACGTTTCCAGTTATCCCAGTGCTCGCAGAACGCATATCTCGTTGACCAGCTGCGGCCTACACCTCAGCCTGCATACTTAACCGCCTCTCCCTATTCTGCTTTTCCTCTCGGTAATGCAGTGCCTTTCGGCTCTAATGGATGCAGCTGTGGTTGCGCCTAATAAGGAGGTAATACAATGGAACTGACAAGTGTAGCAGCTCAGAGCGTGGCAGCTAACCAAGATGTATTATTCCTTAATACCGCAATTGAAGGTAATTGTTCAATAATGCACAGAAGTGGAAGTGGTCTAGTTAATTTGCGTGGTTTAACTAATGGCCAAAGTAGGGCTAGATATAGAGTGCTTTTTGGCGGGAATGTAGCGGTTCCCACCACTGGCACTGCTGGCCCTATCTCACTGACGATAGCTATAGACGGTGAACCTGTAGCTTCATCTACTATGATTTCTACTCCTGGTGCGGTGAATCTATATAACAACATTTCCGCAAGTATTTTCATTGATGTCCCTAAAGGTTGTTGCTCTTAGGTAACTATCCGCAATACAACCGCACAGACGATTTCAGTTCAAAATGCTAATTTAATAGTAGAAAGAGTGGCGTGATATGCACAGAATTAAAATGATTAAAGAATGTCTTATTGACCAAGTTATGGAGCAAATGGGGCATCCAGAGCAAGTATCCGCCGAGGAATTAGGCGAAGTTATTGATATGATAAAAGATTTAGAAGAGGTATGTTATTATCATCATAAGGTAAAGGAATTAGAAGAGAAAGATACCACGATGTAAAAAATTAAAGGGGAGCTTTATGCTCCCCTTTTTTCTTTTATAGGCTATTTTGATATTTTTGTTCAATTAAATGATACAAAGTATCTCCGTTAGAATTTCCATCTAAAGATTTATAAATGTCATGCTCATGAGAAAGTTCCTAAAATTCTGCAAGAGTAATTTCATGGTCTTTCTTTAATGCTTCTTCGCACATTTTTTCAAAAGGCTCCCTATATAAAATAAGAATGGCGTGTTTCAGAACATTTAATTTATTCTAAATACAAATGATATTTTCTTTTAATTTTTCATCCTCTACGCTAGAATTATAGCGAACATCTTGTACTGCGGCACCTATCGCGTCAGTTATTTCTTTTGAGATAGAGGCTCTACCATCGGCAGTTTGTCTTGCTTTTTCATCTTTATACATTTTATAAAAGAATCTAGCCGCACAAGTCGCGCCGGCGGTGATTATTCCAAACAGGAACTAGAGCCAGTATTTGATAATAAATTCCAACATCTTCTTTCCCTCTTTTCAAATAACCCTATCTTTTATAAAAAATTTCTAGTTTAATTTAAATTAATTCGACCAATCGTGCTTTAATACATGAAGCCCTAAACAAATCGCATCGGCTTCATCAGAAGTAGGGTCAAAGCCATACGTATTTTTAACATATAACTAAGCATTTTTCTTCTATTCTTCTCGTCTTTTACCTTTAACTCCACACGTACTTTTCCACGAGGAAGCTAAGACCAACTAGTAAGAAATTCTTTTTTCTTCTAGTAAAGTCATTAAAGCTCCCTGCACGTGCGCAAGTTTCTTGTAAGTAGGAAGCCCAGTAACTCCAGTTCCTTTAGCATCCTAAAGCTAAATATCTTCTAAAGCTACCTAGATGCTTCCATCTACAGAGTCGATAATGCCATTAAGCCACTGCCGCAGCTAAACAATTCTATTTATATAATCGCTTCCACTAAAAGTTACATGACCATGAGCGATTAGTTCCTAACCATTAAATACTGCATATCCAGTTATCTTAGTGCTTTGATCTAAAGCTAATAACAAATTACTTCCCACTAGAGCCGAATCCTCCAGTTCTCTTTTCTGTTGTTTCATCTGTTTCTGTAACTAGATATTTTTCAAAAATACCTTGTCCGATTTTATCACCTTTCTTGATAAGAATAGGATTAGGACCGAGGTTTATGAATTGAAAGAACACTTCGCCCTCATTATCGTTATTACCGAAGTAGTCTGCATCCACAATCCCGACTCCATTTGCAAGCACTAGCCAATTCTTCAAAGGCACTGAACTGCGGGAAAACAGCTTGAGATGTACGTTACTAGGCATTTGACATTTCACTCCAGTAGAAACAAGAGTAAAACGAGTATCGGAATTTTTAGTAAATTCTGCAATTTCATCAAGAGTAAGAGGCTCATAAGGCTTTCCTTGGTCATGCGTATATTTTCTTAAAGTATCGAATTGAGAAACAAAAGAAGGAATAATAGTATCCTCTGCTGCGAAGAAATCATAACCTGCGGATTCCGCAGTTGACCGGCGCGGCATATCTACCTCAGTAAATCTTGAAACCTTCTGAAAAACCATTAATAATCCTCCCCGTTATACTCAATATCAACTTGCGTGCTAGGATCTTTTTCCTCAGTAAACTTCTTAGTAAGAGAAACCTTATACCAAGAATCAATTACTTCGCCTTTTGCTTTCTGTTCTCTACTAACACAATTATACTTAGAAAGGGTGTACATATTACTCTGTTTTGCTTCATTAATTAGATTCTCAACTTCATTCTCACTATCAACTCTATAGATTTCAGTAACTTCAATCAAGTATTTCATTATCTTACCTCAATTTCTTTATTATAATCTGCGTTTGCAATAGATGTAACCAGAGAATTTTTAATATAATCTGGTGCATGAACAGTTAGTCTAGTAATGCCATTCTCATAGCAATATTTTACAACTTCTTCTGGCTCACATCTAATAAATTCTTTTGCGATTATTTCATTATTTTTAAATATTCTTATTTGCGAAACCCAAGTAAATTCTTCATAAAATATAATAGCTTCTTTCAAATCTCAATCACTCCTTGGAAGTAATCAAAGAATAGATACATTTTACAATCATCGCCTTCTCCTACCCAGAATTCAATTCTATCATCTTCTACGGAGATTTCTTTGATAGGACCTAGTTCCTGCGCAAGTGTGAGAATCTCTTCCGCCATCTTTCTATAGCGATGATATTCCTCTTTATATGTAAAGAGAGTAAAATATCTTTCATCATGGTTTAAAAACATATAATACTTAGAATCATGGGAGGATAAGAACTTGGAAACCCGCAAAATAGCTTTATGAATATCTTCTTCTGTGTAATTAGGCATTTTACTATATCCAGCTTGATTAAATTCGTATAATGTCATTCTTTCTTCTCCTGATGTTTTAAGTCGTAAATTTTTTGATTACGAGAACCACGCATCCAAAGAGTAAGATCTCGTTGTTCTTCAATATAAGGTCCATCTATTAGATAATCTATATTAGATAAGATATGTCTTAGATGTGTGGTTAAGTTATTTAATAAATCTTCATATAAATATCCAGTCCATAAATATATTTTTATATCTGGATACACTTTTCTTACTTCTGTTATAATGAGGTTTGTAAGGAACTGATTTTCTTCACAAAGCGGTTCTCCGCCTTGAATCGCTAATGAGCGAGATATGCCATTAGCAGTAAGCCCAGATATGATAGAATTAAGTGTCTCTTGAGTAAATTCCTTACCTTCGTTAAAGCACCAAGTTTCTGGATTATGGCATCCTTTACATCTGGATTTACATCCCTGAGCGAAATAAGTTAAACATATACCTGGGGCTGAGGCTATGTCATTTCGTATAATTCCTGCATATCTCATTCTCTCACTCCCACGTGTTTAGTTCTCATTTCAGTTTCCTGCTGCTTGCCAAGGTTAAAGGCACTCTTATAATCACCTGTTAAATATCCAGTAACTCTACGTAAACGTTGAATATTCTGGCTGCCGCACATAGGACAAGAATCATCCATTTCATCAGTGTATCCACAATCTAAGCAAGTATCATTGGGGACATTGATTGCGAAATAAGGTATATCGTGATCCATCGCATAATTTACAATAATCTCTAAAGCTTCTGGATTATGTTTTGCACTAGAATCTAATTCTACATAAGTAATACATCCAGCCGAAGAATATCCAGTAAGCTGAGATTCAATATCAATTTTTTCAAACACAGAAACTTGTTTCCATACAGGGGTATGAATAGAATTTGTGAAATATTCATTTTCACTTACGTTAGGAATTTTACCATATTTTTCCTGGAATTTTTTCATAGAAGTATAGGCTAAATTTTCTGCTGGAGTAAAATATACACCAAAATTAAGTTTATAATTTTTCTTAAATTCTGCGCATCTATCTTTAAATAATTGTTCAATTCGTTTGGCTAATTCCATTCCCTTATCTGTTGTTTGGTCACAACCGATTAGAATTTGAAGTGTTTCAGCTAACCCAATTTGGCCAATGGCTAGAGTCCCATGTTTTAATGCGCTTCTAATACCTTCTTCTGGATTATATCCTGCCATAACATGATTTCTATACATAAACTTAGCGCTGGCTGGAGATTGAGAACAAATATATTCAAATCGCTCAATGAGCATATCTTTAGCTTCATGGATTTTTTCGTCAAGAAGATTCATAAATAAGCTTACCTTATCTGGAGCGTCCTCAGTGGCTTTATCATATTCTTCTTTTGCTTCCATAGCTAAAGTAGGCATAATAATAGTTACGGGGCAAATATTACCACGGCCATCTTTTAATTGCCCAAATCCATTAACGTCCCAGCCGTTAGCTGTTCTGCACGTGTTAATCTAGTGTTACCACTAGCACTGACTATATCTTCTATCTAGTATTAGATAGTCTTCCGCTTCGGTTTTCAGATGCTTCGTTTCCTAAAACATCGCTGGTGCTTATCTCCAGCCCTACTCCCATACATTCATCAGGGATAGTCGATACACTTTATTCATCATAATATTCAAAAATCCATTGTCCTTTAAAAGGACTTTTTACTTTTCCATTTAATCTTGTTGTAATAGAAGTTTTTCCATTTTTAATTCCACAAGCTTGAGCACAACTAATTATAGTACCGAATATATCAATTTCATTAGTAATGATATTTGTTCTTTTTATTTTTCGTGCCATAGGATTCTTAGATCCTAATTTAGTTTGTCTAATTTTTTCTTTAATAATTTCCATTTCTTCTTCGGTTTTTGATTGATATGTATTTCCTCCGCATTTTGAAATTGCATCGGTTTCATTATATCCATCTTCAACTGAATTATAATATTGAATCCAATATTGCTCTTTTTTGTTTAATTCATCTTGCGTTTGAGCAGAATCTATTTCTTCAATTATAAAGCTATTTTTTCCGTATTTTCTAATTGCCCTTGCAAAATGAGTATCTAATATATTATTTAAAGCATCATTTATATGCCTATGAAAACGCTGTTCTATTGGTCTAATTGTTTGACCAATATATATTTTATTATTTTGAATATTTGTTATTTTATATATCCACATAAGCTTTTCTCCTTATTGTGAATATTATGATGAATCTTAGCACGGTCTCATCTTATAAATTGAACCATTTTTATAAGACCTAACCGTTAGCCTCTAATTAGAGACACCCTCGAGCGAGGTTCAAAAGATTTTACATGAGCTGTAGTTTACGCTTACCCATGGTCGAGAAATAAGTCCGTGGGTCATCTCGGTCATATCCCTCATTACCACTCCAATCGACATTTGCATAATTAGGATAAAGTCTTTGAGAAGTAGACTTCAATGCCAATTGAAACAAATCATAATTAGGATCTCCAGGTTCTCTATTGACACCTTTCATACACTGAAAGATGGAACAAGGGAAGATAGGTGTTTTATGCAATTTACCTACTCCTTCAATAGAGGTTTCTAACAGAGATTTAATAATCATACGACCCTCAGGAAGAGTACAAGTACCAAAATTGATAGAAGTAAAGGGGAGTTGATTCCCGCTTCTACTCTGCAAAGTATTAAGGTTATGAAACATTCCTTCTACTGCCTGATGAATTTCTTTAACTGTCATATCCATGGCATAATCATAAGACATTTTATGTTTATAAATCTTAGTATCTTCAATGCTAATATCTTTAGCTTCATCACTAGAGATAGCTAGTTTGAGTCCGAAGCTATCAGTATATTTTAAACCATCTATATAATGTTTATAAAAACTTTTACGGACGTATGGTACCATCGTCCAATCAAGATGTGTAGCGCTAACCCCCATTAGCGCCTCTTATACCTTTCGGAATAAGACTGACTATATCTTACTTATCTTAAAAATAAGTTCTCCTTTTTCGCTTTCGCTACATAATAGTCTATGAACGTTCTATTATTAATAAATTAAATTATCACTAACATAAGAATAATTCATATCTCTTTTCTTTATATTTTCTGAGTGCGTTAATACTTGTAGATTATTTAAACAGTTATTGCTTGGGTCACCATCTATATGGTCAATATCCATTCCTTTAGGTATTTCTCCATTAAATGCTTCCCATACTACTCTATGGACTAAAAATTTTTTATTTAAACCATAGGCAGCATTAAATCTATAATAATTACCTGATTTAGATAATTTTAATTCAATCTTTTTTTCCATATTAATTATTCTACCATCTTTGGTGGCATAATATGGAGTATTTCTAAACTGAGCAATATCGCCATACTCTTCAATATTTATAATTCTTTTTTGTGGTCCTCTATTAGAATTAAATTGTTTTAATTTTTTAATTGTTGCATTATGCTCAGAGGGAGAAACCCATTCTAAATTTAAATAATTATTATTTAATTTATCTCCATCTAAGTGATGGACTATTGTACGATTCGAGGGGTCTGGATTCTCAATAAAATATTCTGCTACTGCCCTATGGGTATAAAGAACATATTGTTTTCCTTTAAAATAAAGAGAATAAAAATGATACCCTTTATTAATTCCGCCCTTTAACCATTTACCTGTTTTTACATTTCTCAATCTACCAGTATCTTCCAACCAGAAATTAGTTGGTTGATTATTCAATATAACATTTTTTTCCATCGTTGATTAAAGACTCCTTTTTTTTTTTTTTTTTTTTTTATTATACCATATGGAGTTGCAAAAATCAACATAAAATTTATTAATAAAAGTTTCGCTGCTGATTACCCAATCTTTAAATTTTTTACACATTCACGCCTGAATCTCTTCTACGTTGTAGTATTTAAAGCTCTAAGGGTGTCCCAGCAATTTAAGAGATTTTAATTCGGCAGGGTTTTTAACCGAACTGCTGGAGACTTTGAAGCTGGAAAATTACTGCGACAAGCTGAAAAGCCGTATTAACGCTATTGGCCGGCCGCACATCAGTTTGTCTAGTATTAAAACCATTAGCTAATAAATCATCAAAAGGTACACTCAAACAATTTCCAGTAGTAATGCCATTTGGGAGAACGAAGCTATGAGTATTTTCAACTTGCAAACACCATACCTCTTCTTCCTTATCTTCTTCAATATTTACAACCGTCCAATAGTATTTATTTGTATCTCCAATAAAGGTATATTGTTTAGTGAAACCTCTTGTGGTATAATTTGTCTTTTCTCCAGATTTGTCTTTAATTCCAAGAATAAAATACCCCAGTGCAGGGGCTTCATCTTCTATAAAGCTAGCTATTTGTTCATTTGTAGTAGTAATCGTTTTACTACTTCCTGTATGCTGTCCATCCGCACAATATAATCCATCAAATAAAGCTAGTTTTTCGTTTCTTGTCATAAGGTTAAGGTCGGGGAAGATTTTCCTAAATCCAATCGTGCTACTGAATGTTAGATATAGGTCGCCGTTAGGCATTTCCTTCGTAGAATGTTTCAACCCTATAAACCTTTGTTCGTATTTAATTTTTTCGCCACAAAGTCTCATACGAACGAATTTAATATCTTCATTCTTCTTTCCGTGTGACCATCTACAAGCCTCTGTGCCATCACCAAGGACAAATCCTAAACACCAATAATATTGTTCTTTTTCTGTCGCCATATCCCAGTCAAACCTTCTAATACTAATCGGCGCCTTATAAAGTTTATCTCCTATTTTTAAATGAGTTGTTTCTGCCCCATTTTCTAATATCCATCTATGGTTTGCTGTAAAACGCTCTGTAACAAATCTTTGTCCAGCAAGAGAAAAAGTAACCTTATTCAACTTTTGAACTCCAAATTTTTTAACTGTAGCGTTATTAAAGCTACCATCATGGCTTAACACTACTATTTTATCACCATCTTCATGGTCAGAAAAAGAATGAACTCCGAAATCTTTAGTGATGAATTTTGTCTCTCGTGCACAGCAGTTGTGCATCCCGACTGCGTAACTATCCAAATCATGGATATAGATTTCATTGTTTAAATGATTCTGCTTTGCCATATCAGATACAATATAATCCAAAGCATACTGTTTAGTCATAACGCTAGAAGCTTCACCGATACGGCCTCCGAAAGAAGCTTCATCTACGTTCGCATTTTGGTTTTGGATATTAGAAGCAGAAAGCTTTTCGCCAATAGCATCAAAGAAATCTGCTTTTACGTCCCTAGCTACTTCTTTCTTATATCTAAATCTAATATAAGCTCTAGCCACATCTCTACGTTCAGACTGCATTAATTCATCTTCAACCCAGTCTTGAATCATCTCAACAGTTACATTAGCAGGAGACTTGTTGATTTCTTTCTCAATATCATTAGCGATTTCTTGCGCTGTTTCATCTTCATATAAAGTGCCATCAACTTCTACAAATGCTTTGTTAATAGCATTGATAATCTTATTTTTATCAAACTCAACGGTTTCACCGCTACGTTTCACAATATACATAGTTAATCACCTTTGCTTTCTATAAGTTATATTATACTTTAAAAAATCATATAAGTCACTTAATTACATTTGCCTGCTCAGCAATTTTCAGCGCGGAAGCAAGAGGTGTAACTCCTTCATTTTCAATAGGAATAATGCCGGATACATCAGAATTAGATAAAAAGAGGAAATCTTCTTCATCTGCGGAAAACCTGCGAATAATCTCCTTCACATCAGGATTATTTTCTCTATTAAGCTGTCTAAGAAGTCTAGTTTTATCAGAGCAATTAATTTTATAAATGCTAAGCTTGACATTAGGATTCTTACTTAGATTATAGATTCCATAAGGATTAAAAACTCCGATATTGATTTTATCTTCGTCGAGTTCTTCAATGCTAGTACCATAGTTCCAGTTATTAAATCTAGTCCATTCTAGCATTTCGCCAGAAGAAATAGCAGTTTGAAATTGCTCGTTAGTTAGATAAAAATAATTCTCGCCCTCTTTTTCTCCTTCTCGGATAGGCCGAGTAGTATAGCTAATAATTTTATGAAAGCTATTAGACAGCTTGGCGAGTTCATTCAAGATTGCATCCTTCCCAGAACCCGCTTTCCCGCAAATCGCAATTACTTTAATCATCGTCTTGTTCTTCCTCCCCTTTATATCTTTCACTTCTAAGTTCTAAGTTACCTTCTGCATCAATAGAATCAATGCGATAAAGTTGATGCTCTAAACCGCCGGAAGCATACTTCTTAGCGACAAATTCATTTCCTCTTCTGATTCCACTAACCAGAATTTTCTCACCACGCTTAAACCAACTAGATTCAACTATCTTTTTAGTTCCATCTTCTTTGCGTTGAGAAATACGTTTATCAAATAAAGCAAAATATTCTTTGCGGAATTTGACAGGTACAACGCCATCAGTAGTCAATAGAGTTACAGTCCCTTTCGCTTTATTCTTTGCAATGCAAGTCCCGCAGATGCAATTTAACTTATAGATAGGAATTGTAAAATCTCCTCGTTTAATCACATCTTTAACCATAGGCTCTTCTGGTAAAGAATAAAAATCAGATAAGCCATATTTAAATTTATTAACGTGCGCGAGCTCGTGTTCATGCGCGTAGAAACACACAGCTTCCATTTCCCATGCGGACAAATTGCCGATTGCATATTTTTCCCAATCCTGTAAAAATATGGAAGTATTCAGAGCATCCAAAATTTCTTCTTGATTTTCCGCCATCCAGTTTCTAAAAACATCCATATATTTTTGGTAGGTTTTATTCCAATCTTTAACTGGCATTAAATAACCTACGGGGATACCATCTAAAATATTAGTAGATACTAAGAAATTAACTGCTCTTTCATCAAGCTGATAATATTCTCCAACTTTGCAAGTATCTTTCAAGTATCTATTAAATTCATATACCCGAGACGAAATCACAAATTCCTCGCTATCCTGCGGAATCAGATCGTATTTCCGCAGACTAGAATAATTCTGCATCGTGATACGCTTTTTTTTATCACAAGTTTCCCAGATATATTCTACCATTGTGCGGTAACGAGGTCCTAGGCTGTCAAAAACTCCGCCTTTAATCAATTCAACCATAACTTTACGATTAGGATTAACTCTATAATAGAAATCCAGCATAGAATTATAAGGTCGATTTTCAATAATTTGATTAGCTAACCCATCATTCACATTTGCTATTCCCTTCAAGCCAAAGTAAATTTTATTTTCTTCGGCATTAGGGACAAAGCCAAAGCCAGAATTATTGATATCAGGTAAACTAACTTGGACTCCTGCTTCTTTCATCTTGCCAATAGCGCTAGCCATTTTATCATAATTACTAGAACTATCTTCTCCTGCTGAACCACTATCATTAATCAAGCAAGCACAATTCCAATAGATTGTAGGATATTTATAAGCTAAATTCATTTCTTGGAGAGCCACGAGTGAATAAGCGAGCGTGTGAGATAAGTTGAACCCATAACCTCGGCTAGTGGAGACTAAAACCTTCCAAACATAGTTGCAGAGATTCTTACTTAAATTCTTCTCTTTAACTTGTTCAAAATATTCTTCTTCCAGCTTTTCAAATTCGGCTGGATTTTTCTTTGCAATACTCTTACGGAGACGATCACTCCAGTTTAAATCAAATCCACCACATTCGGGAATCTGAACTAGCTGCATAAATGATTCTTGGGATTCTGCGATCCCATACGAGCTTAAAAGATATGGCTTTAGCAAATCTTGCTCTTGTCTAGTTAAACCATATTCGTCCATTTCCTCATACCATTGAGTAATATCATTCTTAAACCTTGCAAATTTGTGAAGAGGTTGTTCTCCGCCTTTTTCTTGGGCCATAAGACGAATTACAGAATTAAGGTGAGCTAAATCTTCAACGCTTTTAGGCTTGGTAAGAGCAATACCCTGAATACCACTTTGTTTCTCCATTTGAAATAGCGAAATAACTTGATGATTCCATACCATTTTCCACATTTCAGGGTCATCTCTTTCAAGATTGTAAATGCCGACAACAGATTCATAAGTTTCTTTAAGAGTGGCTTTACGTTCAATTACTCCAGCATCACACAATAGGTCAAGACAAATATGGATTTTATCTTCAGCTTCGACGCTCAATAAATCATATTTAATAAGACTACAGTCCTCGCTATCATGCAGGTCAAAAGCTGTAACGATAGTTCCATCAGGAGCACGCATTAAAGAGGTTGTATTCGTAAATGGTTCATCGACGAAAATAACCCCGCCTGCATGCACTCCCATTCTACAAGGTAAACCTTCTATACTTCTTGCAATTTTCCAAAGTTCTGGTCTTGCGTTCATTTCCTCTACAAAAGGTTTTACTGGAGCATAATCGTTATCTTTATCTCCATAATAACATTGATGAAGAGTTCTGGATATTCCTCTATCTTCTGGAACAAGAGAAGAGATATATTGGGCATCTTCAACGTCTATGCCTAAGCCTCGTGCAGCCGTCAGGATAGCCGCTTTAGGTTTTTCTGTACCGAAAGTGATAACATTAGCTACTCTATTTTCACCATAAACTTCTCTAAGCTTATTTAAAATATCTTGACGACGAGATCCCTCAACATCTATATCTACGTCCAACACAGAAACTCGGCTAGGATTAAGGAATCTCCAAGCGAAAGTCCTGGTGGTTTCGCGCAATGGATTTATCTGGGTGATCTCCATCATATTCAAAAGTATAACTGATATACTATATATTTCTATATAGCATGGACTATCTCTTTACTTAATATATAAGCAATTCGCGCTTCGAGCGGCAGCTCATCCTCCGCCCTACTCTACTCAGCCATTTAGCCTTTCGATAGTCTCTACATCTTTTTGTTTAATTATCCAGTTCATTCCTTTAAATTTTATCCCTCTTTTTGACGCCTCTCCTATTTTAGAAGAGAATTTCGCATAAACTTGGGTATCAGGTATATAGCCTTGTTTAATACAATAATTATATGCGTCTTTCCTAGAGAAAAAAGTAAACTTATCGTCATCTTTAGACATTATAATAATTTCATTTTTATTACTATTAGCAGCACTAATTTTCTTTTTAGTTTCTTCTGAACATTTATGCGCTATAATAATTTTTTCTTCTTCAGTAAAAGGAGAAGTTTTCCATTTCATTCCATAACGAACAAAATCCATATTATTTATGGCAGGACGAATACAGTTTCTACAAACAGCAATATTATCAGTATTTATTAAACCATTAGTTTTAAGATAATTAAAAATTTCTTCCCAAGTATTAAAGACTAAATCATTAGATGTATAAAGTGTAAAATGAGCTTTAGCAGCTTCACTTATTTTTTTTAAAGTTTCTTCTGAAAAAGTTCTTCCTTTAAGGGATTGACTTATTTTTGCTTTCCATTCAGGAGTCCTTTCAACTTTTTTTAGCTTTTCAATCGTCTCTGGAGAAAGCTTACGGCCTTTTCTCGCAATACTCATTTTTTGTTTTGCTTCTTCTGTATGCTTAAAGTGCATTGCTTTTTTGACTTCACTTAAATGCTTTCTCATCTCTGGAGTTCTTACTTTTCCAGTATTAGCTTTAGATATTTTATCTTTAGTTTCTTGGGATAATTTAAAACCTTCCCCGCCGGGAGTTAAATTATATCCTTTATCTTTATTTTTATAGCTTTGATAATATTCAATCCAGAAACATTCTCGTTCATTTTCCTAGCTCGGTTCTACTTCTTCTATTACTTCCCAAGTAAAATTTTCAACACCATATTTTTTTAAAGCATTATGAAAATAATAATTTTCTGATTCAATGTGACGAAGATGTTCTTTTTTTCTCTATTCAAGAGTTCTACTAGTCTTACCAATATAAACTTTTTGATTTATATTGTTTGTTACTTTATAGATAATGCTCATATCATCTACTCCTTTTCTATAAATAAATTAAACTTATTATTATTAACCTTCTTATTATATATAAAAAAAGGATGAACCTCAATTAAACAAACTTGACACGGTATTACCTTATCTTTTAAAAGACTTAGGTTCCCTTACTCATAATGACATCACTGCCTTCTGAACCGTTAGCTCAACATCTATATGTTGAACACCTATGAGCAATATAGTTCACGAATTTTTAGTTGAGCCTAACTTTTAACCCAACACCCGAGCCTCTGCCTGGCCCAACTAGACTTCCAGCTTCCCACACGGTATCAATAATCTTTTGCAGATTTAGATAATATGCGCTCCAATGCGTTTTATTAACAATAGAAGAATCCCATGTCATCTGCAAACATTCATTTACAGCGTCATAAGTTTCTTGATTTTGATAAGTAATTTCCTTTTTAATTGCTTGAATAATAACATTTGCGAGTATTTTATCGCCTTCATAATCAGAAGCAATGAATTCAAATAAATAAGGAATTTTCTTAATATAGAAATCCTTATCTGCGGTTGACACGTATTCTGGTATCTTCCAAGCCAGCTCAGGGATTTTAAGCGGTTTCCGCAAACTATAATCTTCACAAGCATCTTTAATCTTGCGGATATTTGAGTAAGCTTTTTCTAACTCTTCTTTTGTTAAAGCGAGGCGAGACTCTAATTCTTCTGTATCCATCATATAAGTTGTAGCATAAAAAGCATCAACTTCTCGCTCGCCATCTTGAGAATTTAAGTAAGCTTTATGGACATATCTATCTTCGTTCTTGAGATAATGACTATCTGTTGTTATAATATAAGGAATATCTAACTTTTCAGATAGAGTAATCAATTCTCGGTTTACAAATGTTTGCTCTTCAGAGGCAGAAGGTTGAAGTTCAAGAAAGAAATTTCCTTTACCGAAGAGCATTTCCATATTTTGGCACCAATGGCAGATTTTGGAATACAGCTCATCGATAGGAAGCTCTTTCCACTTTAAGATTTGGGTTGGTAGAACTCCGCCTAAGCAGGCAGTGCTCCCGATAATATGTCCTTTATTCTGGCCAATGATTTCTTCTAAGTCGCTATAATATGTAGGAACTCGTCTTGTGCGGCCTATCATGTAAGAACGCATCCAAGCTCTCGTTGAAATTTCTCTAATCTGCTGATGACCAATAGCGTCTTTTGCCAAAAGAATAAAATGCCAGTATCTGTCAGAGGTTTTATCAAAATTTTGAGCATTTAATCCATTTCGGCATAGATAGATTTCATTTCCAAGAATTACTTTAAAATCAGGATGTGTTTTCTTAATTTTTTCATAATATTTTTCTACTTTTACCGCATTGCTAATACATTCATGTTCAGTAATAGCGACTACTTCATGCCCTAGCTCGATAGCATAATCAATTAATTCTTCTGGCATAATGATAGAATCTCTAAGTCGAAGATTACTATATCCAGTATGGCTAATTATGAAGACTCCCTGGATAGTTCACTCTAGTCTTCAATAGCATCACCTCCGATTTATTTCTCTATAGATATAATAGCATATTTTTCTATGAAGTTCAAATGAGTTTATAATACTCGCTTTCATTTCATTGTGCTATTAAAGTTAATTTTTTTTCAGCTCTAGTAACAGCAGTATATAAAAACTGTCTATGCTCCTTTGGATCATAAGGAAAACCTTCTTCGAGGACTGAAACTTTAGACCAAGAACTGCCCTGCGCCTTCCAAGTCGTCATTGCGTATCCATAAGCGAACTCATAGGGAGGAGTAAAACAAGGCATATCTTCGCTTTTAGGCTTATTCTTATTTAAAATATATAATTCTTTAGGAGTAAAAGCTGGTTGTCCAGTAAGCAAACAATTATAATCAATAGGACAATTAACAAATCTATCTCCATCTTCTAATAAAATATCAGTATACATAATATCTACGTTCTTAGAATCAAGATTTCTAAAAGCTGGAGACCGCTCTGTAACTATATTATAGTTCTCTACTCTACCGATAACTCCATTGGTAAGTGCCCATTCGCCAGACGCAGATTCATAGTCCCAATGGTTATGTAGACATATAAGTTTATCTTTCTCATCAGGTAGGGGCCCATAACCTAGCGCCTCCCGCACAGTGCTATTGAGTAGATTTCTGGTTCTATTAGTAGCACATAAAATCTGGTCGGCCCAAAGTAACATACCCATACTTAAGTCTTTTGCTTTAAAATACTGTACTTCTTCCCTTGCAAAAGGAAACATACTAACTGGCTTATTTTCTCTTATCCACATGGACAACCGCACAATTTCGCTTCCTTTTGCTTGTCGCATCACTTCATCCAAAAAGACATGAGGCGTATCAAGAACATGATTATCTTGTGTCTTATCTATAGGAGGAAGTTGCTCAGGATCCCCTAGAGCTATCACATATTTATGATGCGATAGAAGTAAATCCCACATCTTTTTAGGTAGCATAGAAACCTCATCTACGACAATAAGTTTATAATTATCTATAGACTTTCGAGGGATAAAAGCATATCTACCATCCTTCATTCTCTTAGAAAAATAAAGTAGTTTATGTGCGGTTGTGGCATTAGGATTACCTTTTTGTCTTAGAACTTGAGCAGCTTTACCAGTGAAAGAAATATAAGCCACGCTTTCCGGATCTAAATTCAATGCTGCGATGATGAATTTAACCAAGGTTGACTTCCCCGTTCCAGTTCAGGCGTAGCCAGATATGCAGGTATATCTTTCTCCTGCTTTATATCTGGCTACAGCGATCTTTAAACCTTCTTCTTGTTTAGAGCTTAGAACCATGGTTTAATTTCTCCCTCCTTTCTTTTCTATCTATTGCCATGTAATGTTTTGCCATTGTTACTTTACCTATTCTCGCGTGTTATACGCAACCAATATTTTCATTCTTCCCAAGTCTCTGGCTCTGGAATATCTTTTCTGTTAGTTAAATCCTTAAGAATCTCAAAAAATTCTGCTTCATCTTGTTGAGCTGCTTCCATAGAACTTGATAAATTGCCTCCAAAAAGATTTCCAGCTTCATATCTAGCCTGTCCCTCTCGTGCAATTTTATACATTAGATATAAACAGTTACTTCCATAGCGTTTGGTCTTATTTGATTCCATAATTAAAATCTCCTTTATTTCATATAAATATTATATCATATAAAGTAATTTATTACAATTTTGGGTAAAAATTTCCCTAGGCTATTTTTAATCTGAGGTTTATGGATTTAACTACTGTATGCGCCCCGATATACCTGTTACCCTAGATAAAAAATAAAAGGGACTAGTTTCCTAGTCCCTTAATATTAAGCTGTAAAATAATTATAAGCTATTGTTGCATACTTCATACGAGCCGAGCAAGTACTAGCTGCTCCTCGCTCATAACACTTAAAGAAGGCTTTAGCTGCCTGCTGTTCATTACTTAAATTCAAGAATTTAGAATAATTAAAGCCGCTTGCATAAGCTCTACCATAAGTATTTAACTCGTAAGAAATCGTATTAGCTAAAAAAGCGCATTGCCCTTCTAATGAAGCGCCCCAAACTCCAGAGTAGCCTCTCGACCACTGGCAAAGACCATAATAGTTACCACTGCTACTAGTAACCCAATACTTGAGATTTAAAGTGCCTCCGCCGCACTCGCCCATCATATTACCCATAATTCCTGCGGCGACGTAGTTATTATATCCCAGAGTCTCAGTTAAATATCTCCAAACATAAGTAGCAGAAGGATATTGAGATTCTTTCAAAGACCAGCGGCTATTATAATCGGCTACTAAAGAATCATAAGTTGCTTGGTATCCCTTCTTCAAAGTCTTAGCGTCATTATATTCTTGTTTCGCTAAAACAATAGTAGAATGAGATTCATCATAGCCTAACTTGCGGGCGGCCTCTGCCATAGCGTGTGCTGCTTCCATTTTCTGACCTTGTGTATATGTCATAGAAGCGAGATTACTAATGTCACTATAAGTATAAGTAGTTCCATTGTATTCAATACCATAGGCAGCTCCTGCGCTCACACAAGCTCCGGCCGCAATCACCAAACATAAAAATACTGTAATAAAGCGTTTCATTTAAATTTGCTTCCTTTCTTAAATGTTTAAGGGTTTATCCCTTATTCGTTTAAGTCGGTTGCGCTATTGAGATTAAAAATAAAATTGCTGAGTTTCCATAATATCATAATTCTCAATGATAATCTAGGGTGTTACCATGTCATTCCATACATTTGCTTCACATTTACCTACGACATTGATAACAACACAACCGGATTCAGAGAATAGTTTATTAAACTCTTCCTCACTTGACTTAAATTTAATGCAGCTAACTCCATTCGGTAAATTTATCTTTAAAGTGGGATTTTTATCACGCGACATCAGATATAAATTATCTCTTGTCACTTTAATTCCTTCTATTGCTACATAGGCTTCGTCAATATCTTGGCCCCACCAAGGTTTTAAACTTGCAATATCAAGAATCATAGCGGAATTAAAATCATTGGCAGAAAAAATATAGTCAACTCGATATGAAGGTTCAAACTCTATATCTTCTAATTCCTTTTCAGCATATTCCATAAATGCTTCAAAATTAGAATCAAGGATACCTAATCCAAAAGCATTTGCGTGTCCTTGCGCAAGATAGACTAAATTGGAATCTTCACAAAAGGTTCTAAAATCTTTTAATTGAGATTTATCGTAGCCTCTAGCAGAACCTTCCCATTTTAATCCTTCTTCTGATTCATAAGGGCTAAGAATGGCTGTAGGTCTTTGGTACTTAGACATTAGCTAATTTGCTATTAATCCAGCAATAGAACGATCAACTGAAATATTATCTAATTTGATAATAAGAAGTTTTTTATCTAGTAACTTCTCTTCTTCAATCTTATTTTCTATTGCTTCTAAGCTGTCATCTCTAAGTCTTGTCTGCCTATTTTTCACGTTAATGCAGGTCCTAATAGCTTGTTCAACCCTAGATTCAAACAAACCTTTACATCCACGTTTAGTAGATGGTATTTCCTCATATGCTTTCCATTCAAGCATAGATTCAAATAAAGTTATTTTCTCTTCTAATGTTCCCACTCTCGTAATTGCATTAACGTAAGGAGCCACATAAAATGCGATTCCTATTGGAGTAACTGCACTTCCTATTGAGTATTCATTCTTCTCTACCATACCAGCCAGAAATGGATTACGGATCTATGCGATTCCTTTTGAAATAATCTGGCGGGTTTCCATGTCTCGTAGTGACATCATATCAGCGGTGATACCTAACATAGTTAAATCAAGCTGTAAATCAGCTTTATTTTCTTCTCGGAACGTATCCAAATATTGACAGAATTTGTAAACAATTCCAGCACCCGAAAGAGATTTAGTAGGATAATCACAAAGTTGATTATTAACTACGCAAGCGTATTCTGAAATGCTGTCTGCGTGGTGATGATCCAGTATAAGTACATCAATACCTTGCTCAAAAAGTTCTTTATGAATTTCAACTTCATTACTACTAGAATCTGCGGCAATCACTAGGCCAGTTCCTTCTTTAATCTAAGAAACATCAATACCATGTTGCTTGCCGGGATGAAATACATAATAAAACTTAGATTCAACTATACTTGGCATCCACTCATGTAAATAATTTAGCAAGATAGCAGATGAAGTGAAACCGTCACAATCAGCGTCAACAATCACGTAAATCAATTTATCATCAGCTAAATGCTTTACTAACATCTTAGCGGCTTCATCAATTCTATCAAGCAGAAGAGAAGAATAAATATCTTCATCTGTGGTGTTTAGATAATGAGAAACCTCATCATATTCAATTCCTCGATTTGTTAATACCTAAACGATTGGCGTATATTCTTTATTTATTGGATTTATTAACTAATACTTCAATCCTGTTTCTCCTTTCAAAACACCACAATTTATTTTAAAAAACTCTTAAATAAATTAATCATTTTTGTTTGTGGGTATAAATCTATTATTTAGTAATTCTTCAAAAATACTCTTACCTTGGTCGATAGGGGAATCTTTGTAATCTGTAAGCATACCTTTATCAAAGATGCAAGTAATTTTAACTCGATTCTTATACTTGTTATGAAATCCTATTAGCTTATGCTTTAGACGTTTAAATTCTTCGTCGCCAATCTCTTGAAACTGTCGGTCAAAAGCGATAATGATTTCTCTGACTCCAAGTTGCAATAACATCTCGACTTGATACGCCGATAAGCTACTGCCGCAACAAGCAACAGAAATATCAGAGTCCCCATACAAGCATCTTGATTTCATACAGCTTTTTTCGCTTTCATACACGATTGCGGCCTTGGCGGTCTGAATCGCCTTAAAGCTAAAATTAAGGTTGTATAGATTCATGGATAATGCGTGACTATAAGTCTTACCATCTATAGTAAGAGGTCTATATTTACCATATCGGTTGGCATCATCTTCCGCTAAGCTGCGGCCGCGTATCCCGACTAATCTACCAGAAATATCAAAATGTGGAATTGTAATTTGCTCATGCGTGGGATAATAGCCTATCATATATTTTTTACAGATTTCTTTACTTATTCCTTCTGCTTCCCAATTTAAGATTCTAGGATAATTAAATCTATTAAGAATAGACTTATCATATTCCTTAAGCTGTACTAATTGAGTTTTCTCGGTAGAATAGTCATATCTATCAAAGATTTTCCAGTCTTTTAACTCGTTATTATACTCCTTCGGTCTAGGAGCCTCCGCAAGTCCAAAGAAATCAGCTATATAACACATTGCATCATATAGTTCATAGTCTAAATTTCTTTGAATCTTAGCAGTTTTAATAACAAGTTGAAACACATCAAAACTAGGTTCCTCACAACCCGAATAACAATTAAAAAGCTTACTATTTTCATAATAATACAACTTGCGGGAACCTTCTCCAGGTCGATTATGGCATATAGTCTGAGAAATTAATCCAGTTTCTACATATTCAGGTTCTCCGCCAAGCTGTACCAATAAATCGTATATTTGTTCGATTTCTAGTTGGCTTTTTATTGTATCTTTATTATAATATCCAGCCATAGTTTAGCCGACAATCAGATTGGTAATTTCTCCCTTAATTCCAGCAGTTTTATTCAGATAATCAATGACATAATCCTTGGGATTCTTGCGCTTTTCAGTTTCGCTCTTACGAGTTTTCAGGATACCTTCATAAGTTTCCTTAGACATCTTATATTCAACACCCATAATATATTCTCCTTTACATCATCATATCATTTTGGTTCATAAGCCCTTCTATAATAGACAAGTAAGCTTCGGCTTGTCCTTTCCAATAAGCAACATTATTAGCACTTCTATTGTCTATAGCCATTATAATATAATATAAAGATAGAAGCAAAGCGTCTGATTTACCGCCTTCTGCTTCATACTCACTCAATAAATCAGTGAATTCTTGAACTGTAAACTTATTTTCTAGGCAGAGATGCGAGTTAAGCATCTAAACAAATTTATCTAAATCCATATTATTCCTCCCAAGGTGGCGCATCATCATCCACCATAATTTTAATATCTTCAATACTAACCATTTCGTGATTATAAGTAGTTGCAAACATCGGTTTTATTCTACAAGTTCCTAAATCCGCATAACACCAGAGATAAACTCCTTTATATCTACCTCTTCTGTTTTTATAAACTGACATTTTAATATTTGGAGTTTTAAATCTGCCAGAAGCAAGAACTGGTTCTAATTTAACGAGATCTTCGTCTTTTACGTTCAGTAGAATCATACCGACATCAATTTTCGCTTATACTTTTATTTTCATAAAAGGCTAGACTATATCTTTACCATGCCTATTACTAGGTTTAGGTAGACCGTAATTCCCCTAAAAGGGTACTCCGCGCTACCGGATAGTCGTTGAACCTCTTCTCTCGAAGACAGCTGCTGATTACCTATTGTTTTACCACTTAGCACCTTATTAAGGCTTTTATTTCAGCTTATGGCATCTAATTAATTTTTTCTGCTTTCGCAACATTCGCACTTATAACTCAAAAAGTTATTATGCTGTAGTTTAATTAGCTTTAAGGCTTTCCAGCATTTTTCGGTCTAATAATTCCCTAAATTTCTTTAAGAAACGACTGTTTCTAGTTCTTTATAAATTTGATATTTTCTATCTAAGTGTTCTGAACAGCTATTATATAATTTAGTTAAAATTTTATATGGTTTTTCTGTACCGCCGCATCGAATGTAATAATTATTTTTATCATCATCGTTGCGTTTTTCTAAATGAGAAGAAATATCTAAAATAGAGTTTATCCATTCTAATATTTCTTTAGTTCCAACAATGTTTATAGCATAATTATTATATTGTTTAGTCTTATAAATACTTCCATCTCCATCAAAATATCCTAAAATAAATGGAAGATAAAATTCTTCTTCAATAATGGGAGGTTTTAAAACCAAGCTTTTTTTCTGACCTACTCCATGAGCTATAAAATCTTCAACCATATTTTTACTATTAAAAGTAATTTTACTCATAGGAGTATTATTAGAGAAACCGCAGTCTTGGATAAAATCATTAATTTCAACGTTACTATTCATAAAATTTTTAAATTTAACTAAATGGTCTCTATCTTTTCTACTTAAATTAAGAATTACAGAACCATTAGTACTTCTTTTATAAACGCATCCATCAGCGGCTATAAACCCTAACCAATAAGCTTTTTCTGGCGTATCTATATGATGAAACTTACTATAGTCTGCTTCATACTTATGTCTATCATTATTTTCAATGTTATTTTCTTTTAACACTCTCGTAATTACAGTCCTAGATACACCATATTCTTTTCCTATGTCTTTCATCGACATTTTTTGATTTTGATATTTATTAATAATATCTTTTAGCTGTTCGTCATTAAAAACTACTTTTTTCATTCTTTATACCTCTTTTTTAAATTAGATTTTGGAATTATCTATATTATAAGTATAAAGAATTTTTAATTTTAAATCAAATTTTAAGAACCATCCAATCAGCTATCGACTTTGCACCTCGAAGCAAATTTTGGTCAGGAGTCTCGCTATCTGTATAGCTACCATTAAGCTGAGTGCCCGACAAAATAAAAACACCATAAGTATTAGCAATATCTTTTAAACGAGCTGAAAGCATAAAAAGAACATTGTCCTCACGCAACCTAACACCGCCGCTCTTCCTCGTAATCTCGCTTAAGATTTTTAAGCTAGTGTGAATGTAGTCATGGACCACGTATTTTACGTCATGGTCTCTAATGCCTTTTTTTATTTTGTTCTCGATATCTTGCAAAGAAAAATCTGGTAGTTCTTCTATCCATAGTGTAGCTTGCTTAAGAATTTCTGCCGCCTTGATTACTCTATCTCTTTCTCCATCTTCATATTGACCATTCAGGATATGCTCTTCATTAACAGCAGAAACAAAAGCCAACATCATAGTTTGTACTTCACTCTTATCTTGCTCCGTAGCGATAAAAAGAGTTGGTTGAGATTTACCATTTTTAATCCACATACCAAAGTCAGGCTCATAGATTTCGTTGCACGCAAAATTACAGGCATCTGCCACCATAGTTCGTGTATTATGCGTAACAATAAAATCATTCATTAAGAAAAGATGAGAATTATTATCAACAGTAAAACAAGTCATATCGGAATATTCTTCAATAGGATAAATATTAGTTATTGCTATATAGTCTTTATGTTCATTTCTTTTAGTAGAAGTTGCATATTTAGTAGCTCTTTCTACTTTACGAGAAAGTCTAAATAAATTAACTTTATTTTCCTTTTTACATTGAATACGAACTGTATAGCAACTTTCTGTATATTTCTCAGAGCGAGAATCCTCTATAATGCCTGTAATAAAACCAAGACTATGACACAAATCAACTACTTGGTCAATCATCACTTTAGAAGTACTAGTAAAACTTGTACGTCCCTTGTCTTTGTCAATACTTCCATCAGTATCCATTAGCCCTTGAAGTAAAGCATAACGCTGTTGAATACTAGCTGTCATATATTCTTCTGGGATAAATTTATTTTGAGAATAAACATTCATTAATTCTGGATACATAGAAATAAAATCTTCAACCCAAATTTTCTTTCCAGTATTGTTATCAAAGAAAACATAATTATAATTAAAATCGCTAGTTTTTCTATAGGTCCAATTCATAATATTAGCAATAGATGTAGGAAGTTCTTCATCTGCGCTTGAGAATATAAGTTCTTTATTAGAATTTCTATATCTAAAACTACCATCTCCAAGCATTAAACCAAAAACATAAGGATCGATTGGAAGCTCTTTTTCTTCATATTCTACCGGTTCATTTAATTTGACTCTAAATCTAAATCCTTTATTAGAAGAATCTTTAAAACCATTTTTCAATTTAAGAGTTCTATCAATAATCTGTTGAACTGATTCAACCCTAGAGCTGTAACCTCTATGAGACTCGTATTGGTATTCCCACAAATGATCTTTGCAGCATTTCGCAGTTCGTCCGTCAGAAAATTCGACAATATAAACTTGCTTCTTTTCTGTCTGCGGGTGGGTTTTAAGTACTCTCGTAGGCTTGCCATCATCTCCAAAAAGATAATCACCTGGTTTAATTTCGTCTACACGTTTATTGCCTTCAGGAGTCGGAATAATTGTGTCATTCGGGATAGCTTTACCTACCCCCGTAGCTGCTGAACGAAGATAAAATTTTCTAAGTCTCGCGCCTCTAGTAACCGTATTAATAAGAGGCCCGTAGAGCGGGATTCCAACTTCTGGATGTTTTTCCAAATCCTGGATAAGCGCGAGAATATCATCACCAGCTTGATAGCCTTCAGTCCCATCGTCATCAACACATCTTAGTCTAATGTCATCAATACTAGCGTCAATCATTTCAGCTATTCCCGCAAGTGAAATGTTATCTAACCAATCTTCTTGCTGTTGCTTCTTTTTTGTATCTAACACATTAGTTGGGTCATAGAACTGACGCATATCTAAGCCAAAATTATCATACGCCCGCATAAGAGTGAATTTCTTTAATCTATTGTAGTAATAATTAAAAGTATCTTGAGTAGCTATTTGTGAAATTTTAACTAGATATTCAGGACCTTTATTCTGATGAAAGATTGCATCATATTTCGGTCTGTTGCTTAAATAATCTATAATACTATCTATTGTGACGTCATTACCACTAGAATGAATATTATAAATACTACCAAAGACAATTCTATGAAACTCTTGTGCAAAATCTTCATCAGTAATAGTATATTTATCTGTTTCATCCAAGATAGAAGGAGTATTTAACACGCATCCAATTACCTGAATAACAGCAGTAGTATCAATGTAATCGCTCATTTCACTCCTCCTCTAGGAAAGAAAAAGAATTATTTCTCCGTTTCATTATTTCTCGCTCAGGAGAAGATATATGAATGGTCTTAGTCGGAAGTATATATTCATCTAAATCTATACTATCATTCTGCTGTTGCGCGAGCCATATAGAGTAGTAATATCTAGCTGCATCGTCGTATTGATATGGGATAATTCCTACTCTGCCTTCTGCTTTAGATAAATCGCCATGTTTAATCTCATAATGATAAACTAAAGTTTTAAGCATCCCAGAATAAGTATAATGATATTCTTTAGCATATTGCTTAATTTGCTTTGTTACTACCGCTGGAATAGTTTCATATCCGAATAGTTGCTTAATATAACTATACAAATTCTCAAGATCTTGCTCTTCTGGAGTTTTAATCTTTACACCCTTTTCCGCACAAGCTTTATGGGCATATCTATTCGATCTAACCTTAACAAATTCAACTTCATTAGCATCAAATGGTTCTTGGCAATAATAACATTTTAACATTCTTTTGGCCATACATATTCCTCCTTTCCATTTAATTTATATAAATATTATATCATATTATAATAAGAAAAGCAAGAGCTTCAAAGCCCTTGCTTTCTCATTTTATTCAACCATATCTTTCATATCCAAAAGAATCAGCTCTAACTGTTCACACTGAGAAGGAGTACAATCTCCAACTTTCTTGCCTTTACCAAGATATTTCTCAACAAGAGCAGTAATCTTCATTGCATTAGACTGATTCTGCTCCATAAGCGTACCAACGAGGTTTTGGAACTCACTCATCATGCCTTCAAAGTCATATTCCTTAGCAGCGGTAATCTGCTGTTTTTCATTAGTAACATACTTACCATCAGTCATTTCTGCTTCTTTGTCAATAGCCTTGTTAAGAGCGGAAACGAGAGCTTCGTAAGAAAAGTCAATCTCGGGTTCAATATACTTAAAGCGGCAACCGCACCGAATACTATTATCAGGAGAGCGAAGAGTAAGTACCATGCGAGATGTACCATCTGCTAGCATCTTAGGGTGTGCATAAGCAATAATATCGCTCATATTTTCGATGATAGAAAGTGCAGAACTCTGAATAGAGGAACCAATCTGCTGATATTCAGCTCCGTTCTGCGGCTTAACTGTCTTTTCCTTGTCATGGGACAAAAACACGATTGCATATCCCATTTGAGCCAGAGATCTAAAAGTGTCTTCAAACTCCTTTTTATATTTACTCCAGCCATTATTAGTCCATCCGCCATCTCCGATATTGTCAATTCCAAGCTGATTACAAATATACTTCTGACACATATCAGCAGCAATATCAGCGGTATCCACAATAACACTCTGGAAAGTTTCTTTAACTTCTGGCTTCTTCAACTCTCGCAAGACTTGCTTCATCTCGCCCCAAGATGTAATGTCTTGAGCCATCGCGCCCGGTATTGCGTTATCTTTACTACTTATAGTTTCCTATAAGAATAGACTATATCTTTCTTCTTTTTTAAAGAAGCGAACCACTTCGATTTAAGGGGTTCTCACCCACCATTAAGGCCCTACTCCTATAGACGTATTTCACGTCGCCATTTGGATAGTCGTTGAGCGTTCTTCCAAATTGGAAGCTTCGTTGCGGATTGCCCAATCTTTAATGATTTTACCATACCTTAGTCGTTACCCTCGCCGCTATCTATATTACTATGATAGTTTGGTTATTAAAGCTCTAAGGGGTTTCCCGCAGTTCAATTCTTGGCGTTAATACAAATCACTTTGTATTACGGACTGTAAACGCATTTTCAAATTTATCTAATTTTCTTTTTAAACAAAACTTTTTAGTATCAGAATCATAAGCTTTACTAAGCCATTCATCTGTTTTTCCTTCTGTATATTCAACTTTATAAGTATTATTTGTACATCTGTGTTCTTGGCGAATAGAATTATTATATCCCAAAAATTCATTAATTTTAGAAATTACTTCATAAGTTCCTGTAAAATATGTTTTATATCTTTTAGTATCTTCTGAATAAGTAATCCCGCCATCTCCATCATAATATCCTAGAATCCAATAAAGTTGTAAATCTTTAGGTACTTTTTCTTCTGTAGGATATTCTAAGTCTAAACTTTTATTTTGATGACAACCTAAAACTACTAAATCTTTTACCATTTTAGCACTATTAAGATGAACATAAACATTTGGAAATTTACCCTTTTGCGAAGCACTATGAGTTACTTTTTTATTAGAGCCAACAGCTTTTAAGAATTTTTCTAAATGCTCTTCGTCTTGAGGCTGCAAAGTAATATCTACTCGACCCCTATCTTCGCTAATTGAGCCATCCGCTGATAAAAATCTTAACCAATAAGCTTTTTCTTTAGTATCTATTTTTTTAAAATATGATTCATTTAAAGAAAATTTTCTTCTATTATCTTTTTGAATACCATATTTTTTACCTAAAGTACTTAAAGTATCAGGATTTATATCAAATTCTTTTGCTATAGTTTTATAGCTTTCTCCTTTCTCCAAATGCTTTTGAAGGTAATCCTTTCCAAGTTCTGTTAAAGAATATTTGTTTTTATAAGAAGAAACATAAGCGTTATTCATAATCCTCTTTCGAAAGCTAGGAGAAGATGACCTGGCATTTGAGTGCCGAAGGTCGTCTTTCCGCTTTTTGCAGGGCCAAATAAAAAAGTAATATAGCCGCTCAGATCTCGAGAAACCTTATGAGGCTGAACATTAAGAAGATTAATAGCCATTATTCAGCCTCCTTAGAAATTGTATTCGTTCTTATTTACAGTAAATGCACTAGCACTATTCTGCGAATTTCTCCAATCTTCAGTCCGCTTCTTTTCTGCGGCAAGGTCAATCTCTCTCTTAGTAATCTTCTCCTGCAGCTCCACAGCAGTAATGGTACTCTCGTCATCCCAGATATAGGGTTCAGGCTGCGCCCAATTAATTACATAATCCTTATAAGAAGAAACGACCTCGCGCACACTAGGTTCACCGAAGGCAGATTCCTCTTCAATAGTACGAGTAGTAGTCTGAGAAATTTCAACACCCTTAACCCGAGTAAACACAGGATTCCCAGTAGAAGGCTCAAGACTCTCGAAATAGTCAATAGCTCTAGGATTCAGGACACTAAGTTCACAAGGAAGAATGTCACCACGCCAATTAAAGACTGCACCCTTCACGATACCCTTCTCAGGTAGATTCTTGCTCTCATCGGCTTCCTTTCGAGTAAAACCATTGATAATAATATCTGCTTCAAACTCAGACCGCTTCTTGACATCAGACTTGAGTTCACTAGGATTAATCAGATGAATAAAGCCACCCTCATTTCTCTTAGTGGAAACAAACTCATTATCTCTAGTATAGAAATCATTCAATGCAATATTGGTATTGACTCTCAGACAAGTGAGATTCTCCTTACCATCCTTCATCACATAAGGATACTGACCGGAAACAATACCATCAAGAATCGAGAAATTGTTATTAGAACTATCAATGTAAGAGAAGTAAACACTAATAACATTCATAAAGGTTTCATCAGTAGCAATGCTAATAGTACCTCTAATATAGTCGGTTCCGGGCTTCTTAGAGTTAGGACCAGTAACCTTCTTTTCAAGCTTATGCTCATAGAGATAACCTTCAATATAAACACTATTTACAAACTTATTCTTAGCCATATTTCTTTTTCTCCTTAATCTTTTTAATTATTATATCATTTATTTATTTTTTAATCAATTATAAATTGTTTCGCATAAGGAACTTCTGTAGCAATAGTATCATAGAAATACTTCCATTCACTTAGCTTATGCCCCTTGCGTTGATGGCAAATATTCCTTAGAACCTCGTAATTTGCTGACCAAGTTCTCGTCTGCAACCAACTTTCAGGCAACATAGCAATGATACTTTTCCATACCTCTTTATCTTTAGTTTCTAAATATTCATCTCTAAGTAAATTTAATTTATCAATAATTTTTAAAAAATCATCATATTCATTAATATAATGTTCTCCATAATCATAATCTCCATTGACTAAAGAATTTATTGTAGTATGCGAAACATTATATTCTTTTGCTATTGCCCTGCGGCTAATTCTTTCAGTAGATAGTCTAAATAAAATTTCTTCTCTTTGTTCTTTCGTTAATTTTCCTTTATAAGTATATGTTTTCGCAGGTTGAAGTCCATTTTTAGATCTATCAATACAATTTTCTTTAGGAGTTACCCATTCAAGATTTGATACTATATTATTTAATTTATTTCCATCTTTATGATTAACTTGAGTTTTTTCTTCTGGATTATCGTTATTTAAAAAAGTTTCAGCAACTAAAACATGAACTCTTCTATTTTTAAGTTTCCCATCAGTTTTATCGGTATTTACTCCCACGTAAGCATATCCATCCGCGCTATATTGCCATTTTAAAATAACTTCTGGTAAAGTATGATTATTATTAGTAGTATAAGACTTTCTTTTAATTCTTCCTTGGTTACTTACTTCATATAGTCTCCCATATGGGTAATCTTTCCATATTTCTTCATTCTCATTATATACAATTTCTTGTGGAATATATTTTTTATAACCACGTAACCCAGATAGTTCAAACATATCAGGAGTAAATTCTTTTTCTAATAGTTTGTGCATTGTCGAAGTACTATTCGACGTTGTACCGAGCTTATAGGTGTCCATTTCCTTCCAGAAATAAATCGGTGCTGTAATATCCATAGATACATTAATCTGTCTAAGGAACTTGCGGTGCTCACTTCCAGATTTTACCAATCGGCACGCCAAATCCATGTCGTTAGGCCCAATGAAATAACCTAAATCATAAACCTCACTCTCAAGAGAACCATTTCTCTTAAACTCTTCAAAAGTAAAATCAGGATTTTCATATAAATCATAAATTCTTTTTACTTTAGAATTAAACGATTTCATATAAAAATCTACAATATAAGCTGAGTCACTACGATCCCAGGAGTTCATAGGATTCCTCATACCTCGAATTGCTGCTTCAAAACCATCTGCATAAATATTTTCAATTTCCATTAACTACCGCCTTTATTTCCATTGAATCCAAAATCTTGAGTTCTATAGAAATCAATCCAATAGACTTCTCGTTCATTCAATTTCGTTCTAGGTACTTCTTCTAGTATTTCAAAAGTAAAATTATGAACGCCATATTCCTTCATGCCCTTATATAGTTTATTCTAAGTAGACTCATGAGATAAAGCAGACTTGATATGTTGCCGCCAGCGTTCTCGTATATCCACACTTTGACCTATATAAGCTTTATCGGTATCTAAGCAAGTAATTTTATAAATTCCACAAACCTTGCTGGTTCCTTCAAACAAATGTGAAGAAAGAACGTCAAAAGCAGGTTTATAATAAATATCCCATAAAATTTTATCTATAGCTTCTTTGCGCGAGAAGGTAGATTGAAAGTTCCTCAAAGCTTGCACATCCGCAATTTCCGCATCAGAGATACATAAACGATAATAATCTTTCTTACGAAGCATTTCTTCTTTTCTCTATTGCTCCTAGAGGTATGTATCCTACTTTGCCCGCAATTCCGCTAACTTAGATTCCTCTTCTTTTATAGAATTCTAAATAGAAGTTTGTTTTAATGAGATTTCATCTTTAAAACTCTCTAGCTTTGATCTTAATTCATCCCGGTAATCTTCATATTCTCTTTGTAATTTTTCTTTCTCAGCTTGACCTGCTATTCTTAGACGTTCAGCTTGGTCATTTACTAAATCCTTCTGTTGCTTTTCAGAGTGTATAATCTAATCAGAAATATATAGTAAAGAATCTTGTTTATCTTTTAATTCACTTTTTACTTTTGAAGTTTCTAAAGTTAAATTTTCTATTGTATTTTTTAAGTCATTTGCTGTCTATTCTAATTGTTTATTTTCTTCTGCCTACTTCGCATTGAATTTAACAGTTTTTTTAACATCCTACTTTAAACTATAGGCATAAACTGCTAAAAAACAAAATGCAAAAGCAAGAATACAAGCTACAATATCCATATTTTATTTTAGATAAGGAGAGAATGAAACTAAGCCATTCTCTCCTTACTATCTCCTTTATTAGCCCTCAGAGTTCACATCATAGTTCATGCCAGCCTCATTCAGCCGCAGGAACTTAACACGCTTATGAGTACCATCAGGCAGCTCAACCTCGCACTCCTCACGGTAGCCCATCTTCTTATTCTGCAGAGAAGAAGTAAAAGCACCATTCACCTGCTTAGTAGTCAGACCCAGAGCATCTGCAATATCGGCTGCCACCAGATCCTTATCTGCATTAGCCTGCAGAATACTAATAACCTTCTTGCTATTCTCAGAAATTGCCATGTTAATTTTCTCCTTTTATTAATTATATTTTTTACTTATTAGGTAATCGACTTCATCTAGTAATTCTAATCCATTAGGTAGACACATCAGCATATTAGTTATTTGTGACATTCGTTTTTCTGCTCTTGCTTTCTACTCATGGGTAGATTCTTCATCATTATAGACTTTGTCTAGCTAGATGATTTCATCCGCGATTTTGCGGAGTTGTTTCTTAGTCATCTCTTAACCTTTCTGTAATTATTATAATATATATTTTTTATTATTTCAATTCAAAGTATAAACAGGATTCATAAGGACAAGTGAAGTCTGCGCAATGCTCACTGTCTGCGTTACAACAAACTTGTTCCTCTGCGGCCCACCATCTACACTTTTCACAATAAATTATATCATTTTTATTTTCCATATTCAACTAAACACTTCTTCTAAGATACACTCTTGCGGATTCTTATCTGGCCTAGGACCTACATACACCGGATGCCGCAGAGTATGTTCCTTCTTATCAATACTCATGCAAGAAAAGTTAAATACATGATTGATAAAACTCTCAGGATAAAAAGTCATTTGAGCACGATCATCATCTGTAAAACCAGAAGATACAGTACCAATTTTAACTAGACTACCATTATGGTATGCGCCAATCTCCATAGAGGTAATTACGCCTAAATAATATGGCTTAGTAATCGGTTCCCATCCTTCTTCACCATATTTATTTTCGTTAATTAACTCTTCACCCCTAGCCCAATAAGGCCATGTTTCTAATTCTTTGCCGGTATATTCTTTAGTTGGCTTGCATAGTCCTGTACAGACTAAATCAATAGTATCTACAGTTTTTACTTTGATACTACTCCAAGCTGGGCGCCTTCCGGCAGTATATACCGCGTCCTTCTTTTTAAGAACAATACCCTCTCCGCCAGAAGCTAGAATATTAGCAAGAATAGCTTGAAAATCTTTATCCTTTTTCTCGGCCAGCCGCAAGAAATCATAAGAATCAAGATTATATTCTTTCCACAAAGAAGCTAAAATGTTATATCTATTTTCTGCCCCAATTCCAGTTAAATCTTCTCCATTACAAAAAATAATATCATGGACATAATAATGAATAGGATTATCCTTCTGTCTTTCTATTGCTTTCTTCGGCAAACAACCCATAATACTGGTTACATTCTTGGATGTCCCGCCCGGATAGTAGATTTCACCAATCAGAACAGTAGAAGAAGGTAATACAGAAAGCGCTTCTCTAATATGCGGTACATTATCTAGTTTTTCAGTAAGTAACCCAGTAGTTTTGCTAATAGTTCTACCGAATAGATATGCTCCATTTTCAACTTTTACAAATTGATATAAAGCACCATCAATCTTTTCTGTAAGAAAGTATTCTCCAGATTCGCAAACTTTTTCAAACATATCTTCTTTGCCCGAAGGCAGCTTCCAAATGAGCTGCGCCTCGAGCATAAGATCTTCTGCACCTGGATATAATTCTGCAATCTTTTCTTTATCGAGCATAATGCCTCCTTAAATTTCGGTAATAGAAGTCACTGTATCATTGTTCTTAATAACCAAATTTCCAAGCATCATTTTACTATACTGCGGAAACTCTTGGGCGGAAACCCGTACAGAACTGCGGTCGCCGGTAATGAGGATATCGCTAGTTAAGTCAACTTGAGCTACTCCGCCAATGTCAACTCCATTAGTACATTTTACTCCTTTGCCGCCTCGACCTTGCGTGTTAAACTCCGCCATATCAACAAGCTTTCCGTGGCCATCAGCCGTCACGACCGCAAGATAAGGCTTTCTAATAGGTACGCAAGCAACCAGTTCATCACCATCATTAAGCTTAATACCCTTAACGCCCATCGCAGTTCTCGAAGAAAGTGGCATATCTTCTGTAGCGAATCGAATAATCATACCTCTCTTAGAAATAAGAAGAATATCTTCATCACACATAAAATCAACAGAAGTAAGGAAATTACCTTCCCGCAGCTTTAAAGCCTTAACACCTTTAGAGTGTTTAGTAGAAGTAAATTCTTCAAACTTAGCTTTCTTAACCGTTCCATCCGCAGTTCCGAAGAATACGTAATTAGGTGTACTATTGTCATTTAACACAGTATAAGCCATTGCGGATTCGCCAGCTTCGAAGTCGACTAAACTCGTGAGTAATAGCCCCTTGGTCGCATTAGTAGCTTCAGGAATATCAATGACAGGAAGTCTATACATTTTGCCAGCAGAAGAAAAGATAAGAAGTGTATCTACAGTATTTGTCTTAGCTGTATATACCATGACATCTTCGTTCTTGGCTCCTACAGTATTTCTACGAGAAGTCTTATAAGACTTACTAGGAATACGCTTAATATATCCAGACTTAGAGATATTTACAACACAATCCTCTGGCACAATTTCAGGCTTAGCTTTTTCAAGCTTTTCTTCTTGGATGTCTGCCAGCTTTGTGCGGCGCTCGTCGCCATATTTCTCTTTAAGGCTCGTTACTTTCTGAATGAGGACTTGATTTCTGTAGCTTTCATTCTCGCAAATCCGCGCACATTCCTCGATTATCTCTTCCTTCTGTTTTAATTCATCTACTAGCTCTTGCTTATCAATCCGAGTTAGCTTAGCAAGCTTCATATCAAGGATGGCATTAGCTTGAATTTCGTCAATACCAAGAAATTCTACTAACTTAGCATTAGCATCTTTCTTTCCTTCTGCTTTCTTAATAAGTTCAATAACTTCATTAATTTTATCTAATGCTACAAGTAGACCTCTTAAGATATGTGCTCTTGCTTCGGCTTTTTCCTTATCAAACTTAGTGGCGGCGAGTAGAACATTTGTTTGGTGTTTAACATAAGCATCTACTAGATCTAACATAGAACAAAGTTTAGGCGTACCATTAACAATGTAATTCATGTTATAGGATACAGTAGTCTGCAAGTCGGTCTTAGCAAAAAGCACATTTAAAGCCTTTGCCGCATTAACCCCGCTCTTTATCTTAAAAACTAGTCTGTTCTTGCCTACATTTGATTCATCGCTGAAATCATCAAAATACTTTTCTAATTCCTCGACGTTCTTATTGATTTGTTCTTTAATTTTATCACGGTAAGTTCTATAAGGAATTGTAGTAAAAATAATTTCATCATTATTTACTTCATAGTTTCCTCGGACTTTTACAGAAACTTTAGACTTACCAGTTCTAAAAGCTTCACGAATCACAGAACTATTGATAACAGTACCGCCAAGCGGGAAGTCAGGTCCTTTCATATATTGCATTAATTCATCTACATTCGAGATTTTACCCTCAATATAAGCGATAATAGCATTACAGGCTTCAGTTAGATTATGAGGTACACTAGAATGAGATAATGCGACGCCAATAGCTTGTCTACCATTACAAATTGCATTAGGGAAAAGAGAAGGCAAAACAACAGGCTCCATAAATTCGCCATTGTAAGTTTCTTTTGTCGGTACTACATTCTTCTTATAATCACCCATCATCAAGTCTGCGTAGATAGAAGGTTTAGCTTCTGTATATCTCGAACTAGCTTTCATGTCATTAGATTCTTGAGTACCAAGAGAACCTTGACCTGTAATAAGCGGATACCTCATAAGAAATTCTTGGGACATCTTACAAAGCACACCATAACAAGCTTGATCGCCGTGAAAATACGAGGTCGCTAGAGTAGACCCGACTAGAGCATTACACTTTTTAGTCTTGCTTTTAGAATCCATTTTCAAATAATCTTCCATTGTCCACAAGATTTTACGCTGTGCGGAAAGGAGACCATCTTCTGCGGCTGGCACTGCACGATCTGTAAGTACCTCAGAACTATAGGTTAAAAAACATTCTTTCGATTCATCTAAAATATCTACTTCTGTAATATTCGCCATTAAATTTCCTCCTTAATCAAAGCTAAAACCAAGTTCTGTAGCATTATCATAGATATATTGTCTACGAGGCTCGATTGCAGGACCTTCTAAAACTTCTAGCAGTTTAATAGTTTCTTCTAAATCAGAAATTGTTAGTTGTTTGTATCTTTCATTCTCAAAGCACACCTTCTGCAAATCAACTGGGTTCAATTCTCCTAAGCCCTTGGCTCGTAGTAATTCATAACTTCCAGAATTATGACTCTTCCAATCCTCCAATTCTGCGTCAGAATAACAATAATACTCTTCGCCTTTTTGTCTAATGATATAAAGAGGAGTTACAGCTCGATATAATCTACCAGCTTCCACGAGCGGCCGCATATAAGTACAAAAGAATGTAATAAGCAAAAGCTCAATCGCACTTCCATCGCTATCTTGGTCGCTGGTGATAACAATCTTATTGAAATTCATTTTAGAAACATCAAAAGCATCACCGAATCCTGCACCAATAACTCTAATGATATCAGACATCTCTTGATTAGCTAGAATTTTATCTAAACTAGCTTTTAGAGGACTAATAATCTTACCTCTTAACATATAGATGCAATCAGTCTTGGCATTACGCGCTTCAACTGCAGCTGACCCGGCGCTTAGCCCCTCGACTATAAGCAGCGTGCGTTCTTCAGGTTTTTTGTTCACACAATCAATGAACTTATTACTGAGTTGCATCTTAGCTTTAAGACCGGTTTCTTTCTTCTTAGGGTCTCGTGCGGCATCTCGAGCTTTGCGTGCAGCTTCTCTCGCTCTTCGGGCGTTTAAAGCCTTGTCCGCAATGTTTTTAATTTCTTTTTCATTTGCTGCAAACCAATACTGGAGAGATTCAGTAATGATCCCGTTAAAGGGTTTCATATCTAGCTTTACAATTCTAGACTTAGTTTGTGCATCATAAGAAACACCAGGCGCAGAAATATTAAAAGCTAAATACATACCTTCTTGGCAGTCATCGCCAGAAAGATTACTATCCTTATCTTTAAGCCATCCTTTATCTCTAAAAAACTTATTCATTTCTCTAGTTAGAATAGTTTTAATCTGAGAAATATGGGGACCAGAATCAGTAAGACCAGTATTCACATATGGAACAATAGTAGAAGAATAGGAATCAGTATACGTCATTACTAGGTCAATACTATACTTACCTTCTGTATGATTGATAGTAAAACGATTCTTTAGAATTTCCTTTTCTTTAACTGCTTTGTCTACTAAATTCTTTAAGCCTTCCTTAGAATAATACTTTGTAGTTTCTCCATGACTAGTATATTCAATAGTAAGTCCAGGACAAAGACAAACTAAAACCTCAAGTAAGTCTTTAATTACTTTTTCATTAACCTCGGGATGGTCAAAGAACTCTTCACTAGGAAGCCATTTTACATAAGTGCCGGAAGGCTGCTCTGTATCTGTCACTTCTCTCGATGTAAAGATACCTTCATCAAATCTGATTTTTTCCATCTTACCATCACGATAAGAAGTAACTTCAAGCCAATGACTTAAAAAGGTAGGAAGCTTAGAACCAATACCGTTAAGACCTAAAGCAGTACCTTCATATACGCCATCTTCACTATATTTACCACTAGTATTAAGTACACTAAAGCTAGCTTCAAGGACAGTTTTACCATCTTCCCGCACACTATTAATCAAGAAACCTTGTGCATAGTCTCTAACTTCAATAACATTATCATCATTTACTTTTACTTCAATTTTAGACCCATTACCAGCTCGAAATTCATCAACAGCATTGCTAATAATTTCGATTAAAAGCTGTGTGGAATACTCAGTGCTACCTACGTAGACACCAGGCCTCAAGCGTGTAAACTCCCTAGGATCTAAGCTTTGAATAGAATTTTCATCATATAGATTTTTATTATCTTTCATCTAATGGTATAAACCTCCTTAGATTGAAATTTTAAATTTACTAAGTTATAATATTTTTGTTAAGTGAAAGAGAAATGAATGATTGGAAGTCCTCTCTATCACTTTTCTTTAATAATTATACAACAAATTTTTTAGAATTTCAAATAAAAATAAAAAGGGCGGAACTTAGTTCCGCCCTTAATAATCAGATGTCGGGAGTAACATCATCTAAATCTTCAGCGCTAGAATTCATATCTTTCATTATAGTCTCAAACTTCAATCCGCCTGCGGTATTCTCTGCTTTTGCTTTAGAATAATAAAAAGCTTGACTTACTGCATAAGCGCCCCAAGGTAAACTTGACATTGCAGATAGCCAAGGCAAAGAACCTGTATAACCTTTAAATATGCAGATAAAAGCAAGAGCAATGAAAGATATAGTCATAATCCAAATTAAAATAGATTCTTGGACTAGTAGTGTTTTAGAAAATTCTTTATTACTTGAATTTCTCATAATATCTATGTAGCACCGCTGCAAACTCTTCACGAGTTAAGAATTTCTTATACTGCATTTTACCGTCTGAGCCAGTAATAAGATTATTACTCTCTGCCCATGTGCGGTCTGCGCTACTCCAAGAACTAGGATCCTTTTCGGCTAAAGATTTTAGGTATACATCCATCATCTTGTTAAAATCTTCTTGAGTCACGATTTCTTCCTCCTTTTGCGATTTCGCCTGATTAGTAGTGGTATTAGAACTAGCTGTAGTAGTTGTAGTCAATCTCTTTTTGAAAGCTAACCACTGACTTTCATCGCCTGTATCTGCGTTCCAACCAACGATGCCAGGACACTATTTACCATTTACATCGTAATGACGAATAACATGATTAACATCAATATTATACTTATCCATTAAATATTTCACTAAGTCTACAGCATTATTAAGTGCAGCATCCTTGAAATAATAATTAGAGTCATTAGCATATGTCATCTTGCCAGTTTTATTGGTAGAACAAATCTCAATACCAATAGTATTTTTTAAAGTAGCTACTCCGTAGAGTGAACCACCTTTAGTAGCGTATTTAGAACCACCACAATGCCAAGCATATCTATTAGCTATATCAGGATTAAACTAGACTATAGTTCCATCATCCACAATAAAATCTGCTGAGGCTTTTACGCTAGCATTACTAAAATAAGACGCAGTGCTTGCCGCAGTACCAGCTTTAGAAGTCACACCGGCTGTATAATGAATTACGATATATTTAATTGAACGATTAGGCAAAGATGTAGTATTTGTTGTACTAGTTTTCTTAGTAATATTTAACATTATTTCACTTCCTTTCAAAAGAAAAAAAAGAAGCACATAAAGCGCTTCTCATTTTCTTCTTAACAAGTATATAATTCCTAGGCTTGCGATTATACTCAAGACTATATAAACATAACTAGAGTCTCCAGTCTAAGGTACCTCCGCAAGTGGAATTGTTGTATCTAAAATAGTAGTTGTAGTAGATTTAATAGTATCTGTTTCTTTAGCTATTGATTCTTCGTTCTCTAAATCTGAGGTTTCTTCTTCGATAATAAATTCTTCGTTCTCTAAATCTGAGGTTTCTTCTTCGATAATAAATTCTTCTTTACGGGGAATTTCTTCCTCAATAATAGGCTCCTCTTCCGTGGGTAACGTTTCATCAGGAAGAGGAGTCTAAATTGGCTTACTTACTATAGGTTTATTGTTAGAGCTAGAACTAGAAGGAATCTATGGAGTTTCTTCTTTTTCAGCTTTGATCCATTTACCATATAAAGTAGTATTGCTTATTAGTTTATAAGTAGAATCAGTTAAGATATTAGTTTGCTCTTCATCAGTAGACCATCCGGAAAATTTATAGGTTATTCCATCTATAACTTTATCTTCTGTAGAATAAAATTGTCTCGTAGATTCATCATAGCCTATGGTTATTTCTTTTCCTTCTTCTGATTTAGTATAATAAACTATATCTCCACTATAAGGAAGAGTATCTTCTGGATTTAAATCTCCATCTAATAAAATATATTGTAATGTAATACTATTATAGTTCTTAATAGCATCCATATTAGCTATAATATTTCCATCAATATGCCATGGATTTGGGTCAGATGAACTTTCTGCTTTCTTTAAAGTATACCATTCTATATCATAAAACACAGGATTTCCATCCTCGTCATACTCTTTTAGCAAATCTTTATCTACATATTCACCATTAAGCGTTATAATGGTTTTTGTCTCTAAAGATTTCTAAACAGCTTCTATCGCTTCTTGCTTGGTTAATGGATTTTCTACCATGGTTTCTACTAATCCTTCAATTACTTGGCTAATTACCTAACTATTTTCTGATGAATTTCCTATAATAGCATAAGTACCATTAAAGGAAGATATATAATCTTTATTAGTAATAGTAGTAACTTCTCCATTCATAGTAATTTCAGTTTCGCTTTCTATCCAATTATTCCAAGCTTCTTCATCTATAGTAATCTAACTTTCAGAATCACTTAAAGCACTTGTAAAACTAGATATTGGTCTATTATTAACTCCATCAGCGGCTGAGTCTAAAATCTAACCATTAAGATTTACATACCAATTAATAGTTTCTGTTTCGGACTCAGCCGCTAATGCTATTGGCGTACAAAATAATAAAATACCTAAAAAAATAGGGACAAAACGTTTTGCCATATAACTCATCTCCTTTAATTTTGAAGTATGAGTTTGGTAGTCGGACTAGCTTAGTTAATACTTTAGCTTCCTAACTTTGCGTCCTAACTTTTCAGTTAGTTTGCCTTTTCATTCTCACATTAATTCTGCCCTAGCAGCTATTTTAGACCTATAACAATTTTGAAGAGTTACCTCTCCATAGTAAGGTTCGCCGCGGAATACTTCCGAGGCCCGCCGCAGACCATTATTATTATTTTCATATACCTTTAAATCAACTTGTGCTTTATCATCGCCTTCAACGATACAGATACAATTCTCTCCAATCCGCTAAAGCATAAGTTGCATTAAATCTATAGTAGTATTTTGCGCTTCTGTGATATATACGCCAGCTCTACTACCTATATCCAGTCCTCTGCAATCAGAAGCAGGAATCAATATCAAAGTGCCTTCTTCTATCAGTCTCTCTACTGCTTCACAACCGCCGAATTTACCAATCAAGAAATTACCAATCTATGAATCGAGAAGTTTAGATTCTTTAGACCCAGGATAAAAGCCAAGTCTAGCCGAGTCTTTAGTAGCGACAGGGTTACATAGAATAACTATTTTGTCTATAATGCCTTTTTCTAACGCATACATAAGATAAGCCATTGCAGTATAAGACTTTCCTGTTCCAGCTTTACCTCTAATAATAGTCATGGTATTGTTACACAAACTATCAAATAATAATTTTTGATAAATATCATTTTTATAAGGAATAACTTCACCAAACCAATCAGAAGTAAAAGAGTTGTAATTTAAATGTCTATATGAGTCTCCTTGCCACACTAAGACATCTGCTACTTTATCTTCTTCTCGTACTATCAAGTATTCTCCACATAATAAACCATAAGGGTTTTTATCTTGATATATATCTGCTACTGAGCTATCACTCACGCTCACTTCAATATATCCTGTATATTCTTCGGCGGGAGCTATAGCTTTAATACAGCCATCACCCAAGAATTGATTCGCTAATAAAGCGAGAGAAAAATCATTTGTAACGAAGTCTATATCATCTATATGTAAATTGTTATTAGCATAAATAACATCTGATAGGATTTTAGAATCATTATTCAACTCGAAATCTGCTTCTACAATCGGTTTTTCGTAAGCACTTTTATGTAAAATTACGTCATACTTATCAGTATTTTCATATAAAAATTTTAATAAATTTCTTGCTGAATACTTAACTTCTTCATTTTTATGAGTAGAAGTCTTTATATTTTCTAATTCTTTAATTGTAATAGAAGAAACTAAAAACTTGTTTTCGTCGTCAAAGCTGGTTTTTAGTAACAAACTAGATGTATCATAAAAGTTAATCATCTTCTTCTTCATCTCCTTCTTCGCCTAGAGTAAAACCAATTACTCTAGTAGGTTCTTCTTCACCATTCAGCTTAGCTATTTTCGCATTAAGTTCTCCAATTTTAATGCTAAATTTAGCCTTAATTAATTCAGTAATATAAGTAATAATAGTTACTAATAAATCTAGTAAAGAAGTTCCTATAGTGGCAAAGAGGATTCCTAAAATAAAATACTTAATAGAAATTCCTCCTAGAGATATTAAAAAAAGGATTAAATAATTTAATCCTTTTCGTCCTTATTTTGTCTCTGTCTCTTTAGAGAACTGATAACAGTTTCTTGAGCCTTAAGATATTCATTAAGTTCATTTCTAAGAATCTTTAAATCTCTGGAATAACGGCGGTACTTATTCTCGGCCATCCGCACTTGTCTTTTAAATCTATTCTGCGGATCTGCTTCTACAATGGCATCTTTATCTTCATATAGATTAAACATAGCATCTTTATAAGCCTTATTCAGAATTTTCCACTCTCGTTCTGCATCAGCAGTAGCCCAATAAGCCGCTTCAATTAAAGCCCGCTGATGGGCAATATTAAATCCAATTTTAGGAGAATAGAATTCTTCATCTTCCTCGCAACAAGCACTAAAACCAGTATAATCAGTACCATTGTAATTAATAGTAGCTACAGTCATATGGTCTAAAGTTTTCTCTTTAACCGGACATTTGTTTAATACTCTAATTAAATTCATAATATGAATCTCCTTTTTTCTTTTATTATATCAGAAATTTTATATTAAAGCCATTTTACCAAAAAATTTCCCTATGGGCGTAATGAACTGGACCTCGGAGCATAACTTAATACAACGAAACCCCTGAAGGTATTATACCTCCAGGGGTTATATCAATAGTTTAATGCGTTATATTTATCCAGAAAATGATGGATACCGGGCGCGCACTCTTCCCATCTATTGTCATCGAAATCCTTTACTTCCACTGTTTCTCCAACCCGATAAATAAAAGATACATTATACTGACTAAAAGCTTTATCATAGTATATATTAGGACAATCTTTATCAACAATAGACAGAACTTTAGCTTTACTTGCTCTACATTTAGGTCCTCCTGCAGAACTCCGCTTTGCATCTGCAGGAATTTCTAGCTTTGCAATCGCAGACCGTCCATTTTTACTCCAAACTTTCTTAAAAGCAATATAAGAGCCCTCGGAAGGACAATCTATACCAGGTCTTAAAAATAGGTTATGAGGCTCTATAGATTCAAATGAACCACAATTATAATTATGATAAAAATCATAAATATTTATAACATTATTTGCAGTAAACTTAGAATACAGAAAATTACAAGTATAAAAATTGCTATAAATAGTACAGCTATCAAATTTAATTCTTATTTCAGCTTCCAAGAAATCATTATCTTGAATATCACAATGGATACAAGCACAATCTTTCTGAAAGAATACGCCTTTAATAATACAAGCTGTAAAATCAGTCTTACAGAAAATGCAATTATAGAAACACATCTTTTTAATACTAGAATATTCAATACTAGAATTTAAGAAAAATACTGTATCTAGCGTACAATTATAAAAGCTAGAATCTCCATAAAATACGCAATTAACAAAAACACAATTCTCGAATTTTACATCAGAGACAATAATATTCTTAAATTCACAATCTTCGAACCGAGCATAGCTGAAATCTTTATCTCTAATAAAAACTCTTTCTAAGTTTAAATTCTTATAAATTCTGGGTTCCATGCTTCTTTGCACTCCTTTATAATTTCATCTAATTCAATAGGTCTACAGTCATGTGCCTCCATATCTGCATGATAAATCATCCCTTTATTCCAATCGGAGAATCTATTCGGAGTATGAGTATGACCACAAATATTCAAAATTCTAGTTTTAAAGGATTTCTTATAATCATCTATATTGGAAACAAGAGTAGGAAAATGGCTGAATAGAATCATAGGTTTAGATTTATACATTAGGTAACTATGAGAAATATAAGATACATTGGAACAAGTTTCATACATTTCTTGCCGTTTAATAGTATCATGGTTTCCTACAATAATATGCAATTTACCGTTCATACTTTCAATTAGGTTTTTATTACCTTCAATGTCGGTACTAAGACACAAATCACCTAGCACATAAACAGTATCCTCCGGCCGCACTAACTCATTGTGCCGCCGCACGATTTCTTGATTCATTTCTTCTACTGATTCAAATCCTCTTGCTTCCCAGATAAAACTTTTATCATGGTTAAAATGCCAATCAGAAGTAACCCAAATACTCAATTCTCAAACCTCTCAATCAATACAGATCTAAAACCATAACCAATCAATTCAGGAACAGTAGGATAAGAAAAATTATCAAACATAGATTCAATAGCGGAATCGGGTACGTGCGCGAAACCAGATCGTTCTGCATTACGCTGGACTGCACTTTCATAGCTAGTAAGCATTACCGCGACCCGCAGCATGATATTTCCTTCAATCTTAATACGAGAAAGCAGTTTGTGGCGAGAAGCATGACTTACATGAGTCGCATCGACAAAGATATACTTTACACCTTCCTTAATAGAAGAATTAATTCTATCAATAAAGTTATTAAATACTTCTTCTTCTCTGGAGAAATAATTCTCCGTATCTTCACCAATAAGCTCTTTACGGAATTCATCTCGAGAAATTACTACCGCAGTATCTCCATCTCTTCTATGAAGCTCCGCTTGCTTGTTAGCCCATGTAGACTTGCCAGAAGCAGGAATTCCGCACATCATAATAATCTCATAAGTCATAAATAGATTCCTCTCTTTCAACTTCTAAAATAGATGCGGCAGCTTCTTCTTTAAATTCTCCCGCTTCAAAATTCTTCTTAAACTCTAAGAGTTCTTTGCTATTTTTAATTTCTACGTGATTACACGCTGCCTTGCAATTAGGACAATATAATTTCTTTCTATGGAATTTCTCCCGAAAGCTACCTCGATTTCTATACACCGGTAAGCTGCGGTTCCCGCAATTTAAACAATATAAATCATGTACACACATTTTCATCCTTTTGTTTAACCTCCTACTACGCGAGATTCAAAAGTATCAAGGTTAAACAAGACAGCTTTTCCAGTATACGCACTCGCAATATCAATATCAATTTTATGGCCGTTGCAATACCACATAGGGCCGAGATTTTCTAACTTCTTACCGATATATCCTTCCATTTCTTGAACTGGAGTATGTCCATGTACAATAATGTCATAGCCAATCGGCTCTTCTAAGAAATTATGTCTATCCCAAAGAACTTCTTCTGGATCTTCACTCTCACAGCCAGAATGATTTAATAAAATCATATGTCCAGTTTCGCTAAAATGCTCAACACTAAGAGGAAGCTCTTCAAGTTTTTTAATCCAAGACTCATCGGCGCCTTCTTTCTGCCATTCCGCATAAGTGATACTCCCGCCGTTCCATTGGAGTAAAGGAAGTTCGCAATCATTTCTCATTGCATCTTCTAACATTTGTTCGTGGTTGCCTTTAACATAAATCCATTGAGGATTATTATAAATAGCTTTAATCAACTTCCAACCATCAAGACCTCTATCTGCGGCGTCCCCAAGAAAACAAACTTTATCTTCGGGGTTAAGAAGTTCACAAATCTTCAAATAAATATCATATCGGCCATGGAGATCTGATACTGCATAAACACTCATTTTATCAATCCTTTCTATTATTCAAATAACTCCTTTAATACTCTAGGCGAGTAAGTTCTAGTTTCAAGATTGCTGTTATATTTATCAATCAGATTAGCTACGTTAATAGCTCCAGCTTTTTCAAGCGTTGTAATAAGAGTAAATTTGTCTTTAATTTCTCTTCGCTTTTCTCTGACTTCTTTCAGTTGTTTCATCAAACAAATAGCTCGTAAGCCTACCATCTCTTCAAACTCGATTTTATGAAGGATATCTTCTTGCATCTTGTCATATTCACTTAGCTTCATAGTATAATAAGCCTTTAAAGACTTAAGGTTTTTAGTGCTCTTAGAAAAAGCGTTTGCTGCATCAAGCAAGTTATCAAACTTAGCTTCAATATCTGCAACTTCTTCTTCTGTTTGAGGAAGGCTTGAATCGTAAGGAATAATCTGCGCTTCTTCAAAAGAAGATTCTCCTTTATTCAGCCGAATTTCTTTCTCTCTTTCTGCATAATTAGCATTACTAAACTTAGCAGCAGACTCAATACTAGCAGCGAATACTAATGCTCCTTTGCTGTCTTGGGCGTAGTAAGTCTTAGAAGAAGGAAAATAAATTACATATTTCATAAGTACCAATCCTTTCAATCAATTCTTTCAGTCCAACCATTTGCCTTGATGATAGCCCTCATCTTCTGTGCACCAACTGGGTTCATGCTATGGATTTTGATAGGTGGAATAATTCAATCATTGACATGAGCATTATATTCGAGCCAGTTAAGAAACTCAATATAATCTCCTCCATCGGCCGGAGAACCATAATCACCAGCATCATGGTCAATATCAATTACCTCTACATTAAATTTCTTAATGTAGCAGAGTTGATGATTTTCATCGTAGTACTTCTCGAAGCGAGCCATTCCTTTGAAGCGCATCTTAGCTTCATTAACAGTCTTAATCCAGCGATAACCTTTAGGAGCAGGCCGCACATCATCAATCCACATCTTCATCATTTTCAATCAATCCTTTCCTTAACTTCCTATAGATATTATAATATAAATTTTATTAAAAATAAATAAAAGCTCTCTAGCCAAAGAGAGCTTTTAATCTTATTTATTAGATTTATTACTAAAATATATATTAAAACTTTCAAGAACAAGACAAATAACAGGCCCAATAGCTAGATCCCAAGTGCAAGTAATCCCCATTATAATTGCAATAATATCACACGCAAGTACGATACTCCAGCCAACAACAAAAAACAATGGAGTATTAAGTTTCTCATAGAACAAACAATAAATAATTACTGCAATAACAACAATAGTAGCAAAAATCATTAGTTTCCTCCAATAACAAACTTAGTAGTATTCAAAAACTCGATAATACATTTCTGAAAATCAGAAGGCACAGTAAAGTAAATCCATCCCTCTACAGTCTCTCCCGATTTACATTCAGTCCCTATAGGAAACGCATCTTCCTCATTCCCGAACACCCAGTTTTCACACATTATATCATCTGCATAGCAAGAGAAGTCAAGACTGCCAATGTTAATAGAAGATTCACTTGTATTATCAAATACGAAGTAGATTCTTTCTACTTCATATCCTTCTGCTGGGGCAGCATACTGTGAGTAAGTTGTAAACTCTTCTGCGGCCGTAGCTGTAAGGTTATAAGACCTAGTGGTTGATGTTTCATTTAAAGCGAAGTTTGCGGGCGCCGAATCAGAATTTTCTCCGCTTACGAATAACATTACTACAGCAATTAATACTATAGCCCATACAATAATAATTAAAATATAATCTGTATTTATATTTTTAATTATCATTCACCTCCAACTCTTGTGCTTCTTCCATATCGGGTGCTTTGGCGCTATCCTTAATTAAACCTTCCAGAATCTTAAATTCTACGGTCTTAGACTTATAAGCTTCAAACCGAGGTCGGTTTACAATTCTAACTACTACGCCTTCTTTGATATGAGTCTTGCCGATAGGATCAGTCAAATCTTCAAAATATGCGTTAATGCGGTTCTGCAGGTCTTCGGCGGTAGTAAACTCGAAATCATCCACTACAGGAACTCGATTAAAGTTATGAATATTACACCATTCAGTAATTTCATCAGGCGTCCATTCCTTGCGTCCATTATCAGAAGTAATACGGTAAATCCACATCGCAGAGTGACCGGGAGTACAACCATAGTTAAAAGTGGTGGTATCCCCATATTGCTTTACGAAATTTTTATCATTGATTTTTGCATTATCACAAATAGGCATAATAGTTTGCGTTTCTTGAGGCCCATAATATCCAACTACTTCATAGTATACCTCAAGTGAGTCCTGCATAAAAGGCGCCAATGCTTCATGGTGAGGAAATCTAAAAGTATCAGTTCCATAGTACCCAGTAGAATTTTCATGAATAACAGTACGTCTAGTACCAAGCACATAAGCAGGCTTAGTCTTTTTCTTCATATGAAATAATCTGCGGAACCAATTATTAGGAAGCTCACCATAAGTCATCATAGAACGCTGGCTAGTGCCGTGCATCTTCAAAGTAATATTAATCTTATCACCAGGCTTAAAAGCATCCATATTATAAGCTAACTGTTGAGTGTCAGAGTGCATAGAGAACTCAGGATAAATGATACCTTCAGCTTTGCGGCCCTTATAAGAAGTTTTCTTAGCCCCATGATAAACATCAGTTTGCTTAGGAATATACTTTTTACAGAATCGCTTTTCTTTCCCATCCACAAAGATAGAGGTTACTTCTTGTCCATCATTCCAATTCTGATAGCCAAATACACTATAAATTTTAGAGATAGGAATAACAATACCTTCCGAGCGGTTTCCTCTCAGCTTAATTGCTCTAATATGACCATTATTCTCGATATATCCACCTTGGATACTACCATCCATATTCTTGCGGAAAAGCTTGAAGGCGTCTCCAAACCATCGCTCAATCTGTCCATCCTGCGGAAGATAAAGTACCTTATCACCATCAACAGAATCAGGACCTACGATAACGCCCTCGCCGTAACATTCAGCGAGATACAAACGGTCACTATTCTCGGCCTTCCGCACATTCTTTAAAGTAGTCACGTATGCGCAATACATATTACATTACCCTCCAATCAAAATCGGGATGCTGGTTAATAAAAGGCATCACAACTTCTCTTATTGCTCCAAGAGCAGTAACTCTATCAATAAAAACAATAGAAAGAAAAGGAACTTGTTCAGTCTCTCCTGCCGCGAGACATTTAACGCTAAATTCATTATCAGAAAAACAAATGATAAAAACAGCTTCATCTCTCGTCAGCTCAATCTTATCTCCTTCATACTGCATAGTGTATCGCCACAGCAGCCTCCGCAGAATTTCTCGATAGCTTTGCTGAACCATCATAGCTTCATTAGTACAGTAATTTCCTACTGCATATAGACTATCCTCAAATGTAGAGTTGCAATCTCCTTCTTCGGCCACTTCACCATCAATATCAATGAAGTAAAATAGATCGTCTGACTGTCTATCAAACTCATTTTTGAAGTAAATACTCTCCAGATGATTTGCTTCTTCATTGCTCAGATAACGCTTCCGCCCATTGACGTAGATATAATTATCCATTAGCTTCCTCCTTAACGCACTTCCGCACCATATAGTTTACGACTTCTCGATAATCTTTTCTCAAGTTCTGGTTGCTAGGTTCCACAGGAAAATAACTTTTAAAAAGAGTAAAGGTAGGCATAATCATATCTGCCATAGCTTTAGCTTCTTCCAAATTCCATTTTCCTTCTTTTGCTTCTTTAACCTGGGTCCAAGGAATTTCCTTCAAAGAAGCCTCATAGTTCTTAGTAGCCATGTAATTCAGCAGAAGATATTCAAGTCGGAACAGATGGCTGAGACACTTGGAATAATCTTCTCTTCCATCACGGATTCTCTTATGCTCATTCTTGGCCATACCTCGAATATTGTTGGCTAAAGCAAGAGGATGAAGTCTTACAAGATCTTCGCGTGCGGCGGTGAGTAGGTCCCATTCATCCTTATACTTAGGATTCACGATTTTATAATCCGTGAACAAAGTTTCAAGAATCGAGATACTCGGCTTCGTAAGACTCTGATACCAAAGTCTAATGTCCTTAACCACGATATGCCACGTATCATTGGTGGTAGTTTCATAAGTAACCATCTCACCATTGATAAGCTGGTCAAGAGTAGGAGTTACAAGAAGAACAGTATCAACATCGGACTGCTCAGTATCAAGCCCATAGTTGCCAGAGCCGTAGTAGAACAGCCCTACGATGTTATTCTCTTTTACGCAGCGGTCCGCGCACAGCGCATAAATTTCTTCCATGCGAGCCATAATCCATTCATCAGAGTGAAAATTCTTCATAACCATCAATCCTTTCTCAAACAATAATAATTGGTTCTACTTCTTGATTCGTGCTTAAAATACAAAAAGGACGTTGTACTCCCTCACATAGCTCTTCTGCTGCTTCAAGAGCGTAAGTAATATGTTCAACTGGAGTTAGCTTATCTTTAAAATGCTTTGTCGTAGTAATTAGACTTGCTAGTGCTGCATTTTCACCACAACCAACCGCCGCAAATCCAGAATTCGATCGCAAAACAGAATAATCACTTTGAATTTCAAATAGCTTATCTTCTACTCCAAGGAGGAAGTTTCCACCTCGTTCTTCGCTAGGCTTATCAATAATATTTTCTTGAAATAAAGTTATTAGATTAGGAATAAAAGTTTTAACCATATATTTATGGTCAATATCTTTTCCTTTATACCAATCAATTTCAGGAAAAAGTTTTTCACTATACTTTAACAAATCCATATGGCGAAACGACCCTGTGCTTCCCATAATGACATTTTTAAATGTATCATGTCTAAATACTTTTGGCAAAGCTTGTACGTCTTTAGTATAACCATTACTACCTAAGGCATCTCCGCCTATCCAAACCTGATTAGTTTCTTTATCTGTAAATCCAACAATGCAAGTCATTTCTTCTTTCTCCTTTAACTTTCTATAGATATAATACTATATTTTTTCTATAAAATAAAATCACTTATCTTTCACGATAAATATCTTACCCTGTTGTTCTAATACTTCATATCTATTTGAAAAATCAATCATAGAAACTGAATCATCTATCATCACTTGATAATGAGTCTCATATACTGGCTCACTAGTTAAGTACCCAATAGCTTGAATACCAAAAAAACCAAAAATTGCAGAGCATAAAAGTAATACGTATCCTACACCTCCAAGGGAAGTTACTGCTATAGTTCCAACCGCACATATCATAAGTATAATAATTATAAATCCTATGAATGTTGCTACAGTCCAATTACGTTCAGCGATAATACTAAATTCATTTAGAATAGTTACTCCTTGCATCTATTCTCAATCCTTTCTGCAATCTCAACGATCTTATCACCACTAGTTTGAATTTCTTCTTTAGCTTGTTCATGCAGCCTCTCGATATCACGTTGTACAGATTTATAAATAGCAATCATTGCCTCATTATTCTTAGCTTGAGTTTCAAGTGCTTTTTTATGTTTAACTAATCTTCTAGTAGCTAAAAAATCTTCAAAGCTCATTCTAACATAATGACTCTCGAAGTTATCTTCTCTATATCTCCACTGAAAATCACGAGGAAGTTCCCATCTATTTGGATTTACTTCATACAAATCTTTAAATATTTCATATGTGATAGTTGGTCCATCATATAAACATTCATAATAACGTTTTTTTATTTTTCTTTTTTCTATAAATTTTACTTTATCGTTTGAGCAAGCATTAGCGAAAAGAATAATACCAATTATGCCTGCTGAAATTAAAATTACTAAAATTATTCCTAACATATTTATTATTTCCTTTTTATTTTATTATAACATTTTTATTATAAAAAAATAAAAGGGAGCCGTAGCTCCCTTAATGACAATATCTATCAATCAAAACCTTAGCTTCCTCTGGGTCAGTTAGACTAAGCAGCTTAGTATCACTCAGCTCGTCCTTATTAAAAACAACGTTCATAAAAGCGCACGTCCAATCTCCGAGTTCAATCCCCTCAAGATCTACCAGCCGCGCAAGCATTTCGCAAGCGGGGTCGATGATATCATTGAATGGAGAGTAATAAAGATCGGCAGGATAAAGAACTTCACTAATCTTGTCAAGATAATCGGTATACTCAATAATCTTGTGTGCGTAATCGAGATAAATCTTAGCGTCCATACTTAAATATCCTCCTTATCGAATCATGTCATACTTCTTTAAAGTTTCAAACATCAGTTCTTTACCAGTCTTGCCGGTAAGAATAGAATCCAAAATGACCGGGGAGTAACCACTTACAAAAGAAACACCGTTCTTAGGAGCCTCAGGAATAAGGTTATGTCTAGCATTGACATTCCAATATACAAGATTAGGCATCTTGTATCCATATTCTTCCCATTTGTTTCTAATAGTCTCCATACCAGAGTAAAGGCCCTCTAAGCTTCTGTAGTTCGTCATACTATCAAATTCCATATCAGAGATAATGATAATATTCTCAGGAAGTTCAGACTGCGGGAGCTGATGCTTTAAGGCGGTATTGAGCAGTAGATTAAATACAGCTTCAATATTAGTGTTATCGCAGAGCATATTATCATAGATATTAATTACCTGACTACAGAAATCTTGTCCAGTAATCTCTACTAGTTCAGGTCGGCTAGAAAAAGAAATATAATGGTTATAGAAAGGACTCCCAGGATTACACTTTCCAGCGCAATACAAACCTAACGAGATTGCAACTTCGATCGGGCGTCCGTACATACTACCAGAAGTATCTACCACTGCAATACCATTGAATTTTGCGCCCTTAAAATAGTCGGTAAGATTTCCCCAATACTTGTTATATATTGCTCTATCTTCTAAGTCAGTATAGTGCATATCATAATAGCTCTTACCCATAACCTTATGCACTACATCAGCAGGATACAGAGTTCCAGCATGGACTTTAGTATTCTTAGACTGAATAAATTCCTGATATCGCTCAGAAGTTTCCTTATTCTTCAAAAAAGCTTTAGAATACTTCAAACCAGCCTTAGAAGGAACAGCCGAGAAATCAATCTCATCCCATCTCTTATCACTCATAAGACGCTCAAGAACGTTAGAATAATTCCGCAATTCTGACAGAGTCTTACGATACAGCTTGGGAGTCATATGAAGATATTCTCGAATCTTCTTAGCCTTTCTTCGAGTTTCTTGACTAGAAGTATTTTCACTAGGAAGCCATTTAGCAAGAAGGCTAATAGAATCTTCCTTAAGAGCGTTCTTAATATCCATCGCAAGCTGTTCTGCGATAAATTGCATAACCTCAGCTTCAACCGGAGTATCAAACAGCTCGAATAAATCGTCCCATCTACCAAACTCAGGAATATATCCAAGATTCCGCAGAACTGCATCAGGGTCATAATTAGCCAACCACTTCAAACAAACTCGGAAAAAGGCTCTTTCGCCCTGGCCTCCGCGCGCATCACGCAAGTAAAACAAGCACTTCAAAGCAAAAGTAGGATTCTCTCGATAAGCAGAAGCAAAAAGTGCAATCGTATCTTCTTTACTACGCTCTCTATATGCGCCACCAAGGCTAAAGAGATCGAACACTCGATCTGCAGTAGTAGAATAACTCACGCCGCCATTTTCAGTATAAGTCTTAGATGCTTCAATCTTTAATTCATTTAACATATAAAATCTCCTTTTTGCTGACTTTTCTTTTTTCAAGAAAAGTATCTCTCTTAACTTTCTATATACATTATACAATTTTTATAATAAAATTTCAAGTAATTTCTTTTCTAAAATAAGTATAAACGCATCGACATGAAGGATGATAAGGAGGAATTTCTTTTATTTCAGAGACAGGGACTGGAGGTCCGTCAAACGTATCGGCGCAATAACCGCAACAATCCTCGGCATGAAGAATTTCGCCATACATATCAGGAATATCCTTAAATAAGTTATAAGCAATTCTATTCACAATAGTATAACACTCATTATCAAGAATCAAAAGACAATGATATAGAGCTAGATTGCGGTCGCCGCAGTTCAGCCACTCCCGCACTCGAGATTCAAAGGTTTCCATATCATCATAGGTTACTGAAAATACAGCTATGTCGCCGGGGACTTCAATCTCGTATTCTGTAGTAATATATTTTATACACATAGCTAATACTTTTTCAAAAGAATCGTAGTATTCGTCGAACAATTCTTCACCTTTTCCTTCTGTTTTAAAATATCGAAGGACTGCTTTAGCTATTGTGTTCTCTTGTTTTAAGAGATATTTCTCTATTTGTTCAATTAATTCTTTCATTACTTTTCACGAACTGCTAGATGTTTGGCTACAATCTGTAGTACAGGTATTTCCGCTTTTACACTTGGAGCTTGTTGTATTACCTGATTTACATAAGTTACAGCCTTTACAGCTATCACAAGTATTGCAACCAGTATTGCAAACAGTACACTGATTTTTTTCATAAGTTAAATCATTAGCTTTATTGGCTAAATCTTCAAAATAAGAGCCATAAATATAAGTTTTTCCTGCTGTTGCTCTTTTGGAGCTTCCCACTAATGCAGCATAATTATTAAACCAAGATGCTTTAACTTCTTTATCAGTTTGTGTTGTAATTCCGCTGGTACTCTTGCCCCCAATACCTTTAGATCTTAAAGCTTTAACATATGCAGGAAGCCTATTCCAATCGGTAAGTTTAATTAATTCACTTCCAGCAGTTACCCCGCCATTCCATGCAAACTTATTAGAGCAATCGATACTATAAACTTCTTGAACTTTACAATACGTTTGTGCATCATCACAGGTTGTACAATTACCATTGTCACAATTATTACAACTATCATTACAAGTATTGCAGCCATCGCAGTCTTGACAGCTAACACAAGTTTCACAACTCATTTTTCTTCTCCTTTCTACAATAATTTTTATAATGACATTCATTATCTAAATAATCTTTAAAAACTAAGTTATTTTCTTCTACTAAACATTTCATCATATTAACAGCGTGTTTAAACAAAATTTGGTTCCACCTACAAGCTACTTCTGGATTGATAAAGAAATCTTCATAAGTATCATAGTTAGAAGAAGGACAACCATTGGTCTGGCACACCTGCCGTAAGGGGCAAGTTTTGCAGAGTTCAGGCTTCTCACACTCATTTATTGCTTCTTTTGTATATTCATCTAACAAAGCTTCATGCTTTTTTCTATCTACGCCATTCCAAATATCACCGATAAAGAAGAAACTATTTCCATAAGAATCTTGCTCTTGACAAGCATAAATTCTACCATCATAAGAAATAGAAGCAGAAGTAGTACCAAGGCCGCATCTAAAAGGCTCGCGATGAATAGAAACATTATTAAATCTATTATGATAGAACTGTAAATCTCTATTTAATATATCTTCATAAGTTTTATCAATACGAGAGAAAGAAGTAAAAGGTTTATGACCCTCAGAAAACTGTAGATACATCAACGCAAAAATCTTCTCTACTTCTTCATCAAGTTTTTGAATATTTTCTTCTGACCAAGTTTCTCTACCATTAGGCATTGTAAAGAAATTGCGGAAACCGTGCTCCATAGCGAAAACATACGAGTTAAAAGTGCCATCAACTGTAGCTTGGTCAATGGTTGCTCTCATAGTGGTGTTTGGAAAATTCTGTAATAAATAGGAAATATTGGAAGCCGCCGCCTCATAACTACTTTGCCCATTCCGCATTGGACGATTTTTATCTTGAACTTCTTTAGGACCATCGAAAGAAAGATGGGGATAGATATCATACTTCCGCATAAAATCAATTCTTTCCTTGTCTAGCAGCGTCCCATTAGTGGTCATTGTAAGAGTAATAGTATCTCCATATTTCTCTCTAATATGCTTAGTCAGCGGCACAATAATACTATCCCACATTATAGTAGGTTCACCGCCAAAGTAAGTAATAGAAGGATCTTGCTTAATTCCAGTTAATTCTTCCTTTTGTTTAACATTATTCATTAAAAAATCAACGCTTTGTTCTGCAATTTCGTAAGTCATATAGTGGTTACATTGCTTAACAAAGCAGTTATGAACAGCAAAACCATCTGCAAAATAAGTATGTTCACTAGTCTCAAAATTATAAACCTGCGTAGTTTCAAAAATTTCTTCGACAGATTCAATTATAGAACTATATAGCCCTATATCTCCAAATATGTAAGCCACATCGATCCCAGGCTTTAAATCTTTTACCTGGGTCCATTTATTTACTCCAGTTAAGATAGGATGATTTCCTGTAAGATAAATTTTATGTTTATCCTTCGTAACAATTTTAAATAAAGTTCTAGCTTCTCTTACAAAAATATTAAGAACTTTAGTTGTTTTTACTCTATGGGGAGCTTCTTCTTCAAACCCCATAACTCTATCAGCGATTTCAATATCTTCAATATTTTTCGTGCTACCATCAGCCATTAAGATCTTAGTGCCGGCTGGTGCGCAATACTTGCATTCTAGGTTACACGCGTCAGTGAGGTTCAAACACACGCTACTAAAAAACGGGTAATGTTCTTTATACATAATTTCTCCTATAAAAAATAAAGGGAGGTTTCCCTCCCTTTTAGTCTGGCAGAGGCGCTTCAGAATCGAACCAAGACCCGAGGGGTTAGAGCCCTCTGTGCTACCATTACACTACACCTCCATATGTAAGATAGCTTATTTAGTCTTTAGGTTCTTTCTACATTATTTTCTACATTTAATTTTTCCGATTCTTTTCTCTATTGCTATCTAATTTATATAATTGATAAGATTTGTTAAAACATCATCGCCACGAGAAGGCTCTTATCTTGATGACGCGGAGCGAGAGGGATTCGAACCCCCGTGTCTCGTAGACACGCTAGTTTTCAAGACTAGGCTGTTATGACCGCTTCAGTACCGCTCCGTTTGGAGGTAGATGCCTGAATCGAACAGGCAACAAGATATTACAAGTATCTCGTTTTACCATTAAACTAATCTACCATAAAGAGCCCAGGCTACGTTCCACAGCTCGATGGAGGATTTGGGTTCCTCGTTAACCAACCCTTTTTCAAACACCCATAAAAGTAAACCTTGTTGTAGCTTCGTTCCCTTAACTACAATAATATTATATGATATTTTTTTTGAAATTTCAAAGATTTTTGTAAAAAAGATCCTTAAATCTAAAGAAAAAAGGGGACTCATAAACGAGTCCCCTAATATCAAAAATCAAACCATGTAACACTATCTAAAGCAGAAGCTACGTCATCCAAAGTGGTATTTTTCCCCAATAAATGATATTGAGAACTATAGATAAAGTAAGCTATATCTCCAGCGTTTATTACACCAGCTTTAATAGCTGCTCCGTTATAGTAAATACTTTTTGCGGTTTTAGAATTAATGCTTAAAGTAGCATTTGCAGGTACATCATAAGTAAATTTAACAGCAACGATGCCTCCAGTAGTTAAAGAATAGCTACTTAAAGAAGCTGTTTTGGCAGTAGTAGCTGCCGCTGTTGAGCACGTTACATATCCCTATCCCAGTGAAGCATTAGAGTAAGTAGAATTTGCATCACCAGTAGCCCACCAACCAGTATAAGTAGTTCCATTAATATTTACTCCAGAACGATAGGTTAATGTAACAAGATAATTGGCCCCATAATGCGTAGTTAATCTTGAAGTTGCCCATCTATAACAATCAATAGCGCCTGTAGTAGTACCATCGTCGAGAGTTAAATTTAAAGTAACATTAGTACTACTCACAGAAGCATAAGGAAGCCAATAATTAATACAAAGTCCATCATATAATGCTTTGACACCATGTAAATTACCAGTCCAATCTGCGGTAGAAGCTGTCTGAGTGCCCATTACAAAGCGATTATCAGTTAGATTGATAGTAACATTAGAAGAACCATCAAAAGAAGCAGAGCCCGACTCATCGCCGTCCACAGTTATTGTGCGGGCAGTGGTTAATTTAGGTACTGAGTCTATAGAAGCCCAAGTCGCGTCTCCACGTAAGAACTTAGATTGGCTACCTGCGGAAGGCTAGGGCACTAAACCCCTTGTACCTGCCGTGCTCGCACTTGCGCCAGTAAATGTATCAACATTATTCTAAACCACAGTCCAGTCTGTTGCTTTATAGGAAGAACTATACGCAGAAACACAAATAATCATGTCTCCTGATTCTATACTTCCTATATTTGTTATACTAAAAGAGGCAGAGGCTTTGTAAGTCCAACCAACTTTATAATCCGTTAATCCTGTAATATCGGCAGCACTTGAGACTGTACCCTTAAAGATAAGTCCTGATGCGAGGGTCGTCTCAATAATGTCAAGACGATCCCTCGCAGCAGTATCTTTTAGAGTGTAAGTGGTGCTGCCTACTTTAATATTAGCTAAATCTGCCACTTACTTCACACCGTCCTTTTAATTAGGAAACAGTAACAGTCTTTGTACTCTTTGTCAGAGTGGGAGTAATAGTATCTGCTGTACCCTTAAATGTACTAGAAACATCAGTAGCTTTAGTATAACTACCACTTACACTGACGTCACCTTCAGAACCACTAAATGTAGCAGAAATTGTATTAGTATTCCCTGCGAAAGTGGCAGAATATTTATTACCGGTAAAGGTAGGAGCGGTAGCAGTAGCTGATTCAATACCAGTAACCACAGTAATGCCGCTATCAAGAGAAGGTAGAGTACCAGCAGAAAATGTACCATCAGTGAAAGAACCAGCTTTAAAGCCAGTAGAAGTCACAGCGGCACTAGTAGAAGCAGTACCTAAAGTCAGAGTTTCACCACTCACAGTAGCAGTCACGCCAGAAGTAGCAAAATTACTAGTAGATTCAGATACGCTAGGAGCGGTATAAGAAGCCGCTGTATAAGAAGGAAGAGTACCCACAGAAGAAATATGCTTTACGGTAGTAGTAGAAGGAGTCACAGTAATTGTAGGAGCTGATACAGTGCCACCAAGAGTAACGCCATTAGTATTATCAACAGAGAGTGTCACTTTACCAGAAGGAGTCACGCTACCAGATACCGAACCTTCAGGAGTAAATTTACCAGAAGAACTCACAGTACTAGATTCAGTAGAAAGAGTGGTGGAAACAGTACCAGCAGGAGTATAAGAAGCGCCATTGATACCAGTAGTAACTTCAACAGTGCCAGAAGCTGAATCCTTATAAGCAAGAGCCTTTAAGCCAAGCGCAGATTGTAAAGAAGCTACGCTGATGTCAGCGTCGAGAGCGATATTAGCGATCTTACGGGTCTTAGGGACATATGCGCCTTCATCACCAAGTTCAGTAAATGCACCATCATAAAAAAGATACTCTTTAGTACCAACAATGATGACATCGCCACTCTCATATGTAGAAACATCAGTGGGCAACTCATCAAGCTTGCCTTTAAAATGCAGAACACCTGTTAAACCAGCAATAGCAGACTGAACTTGAGCACCTGTGACAAGACCATTCTCGCCTTCAGCAACACCGCTAGTAGAAACATCCTTTAAAGAAGCATTACCCAGAGTGTCTAAAATACTACGTGCATCAGCGTCTTTTAATAAATAAGTAACGCCGCCTAGCTCAATTTGGCTTAGCACAGAGCCAGCAGTATATTCAAAAATTGACATAAATTAAAAATCTCCTTATTTTTTATTTATAAAAACGAATAAGCTCTTGAGAGTTATTCACTTCTACGCTAAATTTATTCTCTAATTCATCGGTAATAACTTTCTAACTTATCGCTCCATCTGTATTAGTTCCTAAACTTTGATAAAGTTTCATAATACCCGCGGAATCCTCAGATGCCTAGAGGTATGAAAGCTAGATCCATGGAGTAATACCATCACCGATTTTTATTTGTAGACCATCTTTAGCGGTATCTACAAAACAAATTTGTCCATTATCAGGGACATAGGTATCTTCATAATTAAAATAATTATCTCTTTTTGAACCCTTATCTTTCATAAGAGTCCATAGTATACTTACGCCTGATTGGTCTAGGAATTTAGACACTTAATTGTCCTCCTTCCCTTATACGCAAATAGTTTTAATTTCATCCTCGGTTAAGGCTTCAGGAATAACAGCCTCGATATCTTTCTTAACTGCTACTTCATGCTCAGGATCATCAGCAACATAATTACCAGAAGCTTTATCTTCTGCATTGTGATAGAACATACCTTTTTGATACACGTTTAAACGTGAACCGATCCAGTCGCCATTAACCTCTTTATCAGCATAAATTTGAGCAACCATGCCATTGGCGCCACCATCATTTACTCCAACGAAAGATTCAGTACCATCAGTATGAATAAATTTAGCGCCACCGCCAGAAGTTTCATTCCAAACAAGCGACTCGCCATTCACGTCTTTAATGCTCTAAGTAGTTTTATTATCAAGATCAGACTTAGTAGCATAATTACTCAGATCAATAGAGCCAGCAAGTTTATCCCAAGAATCTCCAGTCCAAACAACATTATCACCAGGATTAATACCATTATCTGCGTCTGCATTTATGACATTATAAACGTCTCCAATAGCTGCATCAGCAGGTAATTCAGAATAATTATCAATACTACCCTTATAAGTAAATACTCTAGTTACGTCTGTAGTAACTTCTGCAATAGCTTCTTGAAGTTTATCTTCTGTGACATAATCACTTAAGATTTCAACTAATTCAGAGCTAGTTTTATAGTTAGTTAAAGCTTCAGAAATAGCGTCTGCATTATAGCCCTTAATTTGCGCCCATAATGTAACTAAACCAGCTTGGTCAAGAACTTTTACCATTTGATAACCTCCCCTTTTAATTTAATATTGAAAGAATTTCCTTTTCAGTTAAAGGAATATTCTTGTCAACCCATTCAAGATTTCCGTCGCTCCCTTTAGAAGGGATTTGACCGGCGGTCGCTGCACTAAAACCGTATAATTCTATGGCATCGCCGTATAAAGTCAAACTTTTATTATCAATAGAAATGGATGCTTCTCCCTCGAAGTATTTTAAATCATTCCAAGCAGTAGTGCCATCTCCAATTTTAAGTTTGCCTGTATCTTTTTCATATCCAGGCTCGCCAGATTCAAGTATTGGATTTAATCGAATCCATGTATTTGCAGAACCACGCTTAAATTTAATTATTGTTGTTTCAGCCAAACCTTTTCCACTCCTCTATAATTTTAGTCTAAGTCGCCACCATCATAGAGATTGTTTTCACCTGAAGAAGAAAAGTTATCATCTAAATCTCCGCCATCATAAGAATTATTTTCGCCTGAAGATGAACTTTCATTTCCAGTCGTACTCTACAAAATCCATATTTTTGAACCATTTAAAATATAAACATTAGAGTTTTCAATCACAAAAGCTTTAGAACCAACTCCACAATCAGTAGGCAAATCAGCTACATCACTTTGATAATCGCATAAGAACTCAGCCATATTATAGAAAGTCTTGCGAATATTATTTGTACTAGCTGTAATCATATGCAAGTCTCCCCTTTTCAATACTATCTCATAGTATTCTAAAAAATTAAAACTATGAATTATATATTTTTGTCCAGGGTTTTGAGCATAAAAGAAAGGCTTCCCTCGTAAGAAGGAAGCCTTAAAACTAGATACTACAATCACCAGAAAGTTTGCTGTTGGTATCTACTATGGCAGAGGATAAGAGATTCGAACTCTTGCGGCCGTAGCCCTATCAGTTTAGCGAACTGACCCCTTATAACCTAACTTGGGTAATCCTCTATGTATCCTCTGCGTTTGCGTGGGCTTGGAACCACCATCATCGGCCGCATTATACATCATATTCATCTATTGCTGATAGTGGGAGTCTCATTTCCAAAAATAAAATCATCAATATCGTACATTCATATTCTCCTTTCTAAATTTAAAATAACTAGACACAGGCAAAAATTTTATAACATTAAATCTTTAGAATGGTTGCTGTGAGTGTCTAAAATGGTGCGTCAGGTGAGACTTGAACTCACGCATTTCCAAATTAAAAGTTTGGAGCCTTACCAACTTGGCCACTGACGCGTATCAAGCAGTTTTAAGTCATACTTAGGACTAAAAACACTTGGAGGCAAGGTATATGTAGCGCTAAGCGCTTGGTCCTAGTGTAGGGATTTGAACCCTAGTTTTCCGATTATAAGTCGGAGGCTTTAACCTACTAAGCTACACTAGAATATTTTCACATTTCTTCTATCTCTTCTTCTGCTTCAAATCTAACTACTTTACCAGAAGTAATAACAGCCGCTGCCGTTCTACAAAACTTAGTATAAACTAAGCCTTTCCAGCGAAACATACCTCTTTCTAAATCTTTAAATTTCATCGCATTGCCCTCGCGTATTCAATAACAAGAGAAGAAATGTAAGATGCTTCATCATCTGTAATCTGATCTAAGAAAATGCCATACTTGCGGCAAACCCGGTCCTGCGCCACTTCATCTCTAGCCCACTCGGGATGCATAGCTAGCTCTCGCGCAGCCGCATCCGCAGAAACCGCATTAAAATTAAAAGCAGAGTTACAAGTTCCACAATTACTAAAATGAATCATTTTTCTCTTGCTCCTTTTTAAATAAAAACTAGACGCTTTAAATTTTGTTATCCAATCTCCGCAAAGAAAGGCACTACTTTTTGAAAGTACATTAATCAAATTACTTGTTTTAAAAAGTTGCTGTAAGCGTCTTTATGGCAGCCGATGAAGGGATCAAACCTCCACCACGAGAGTCAAATTCTCGGATGCTATCACTACACCAATCGGCTATATAAAAGAGTTCAATGTTTTAGGCTTCACAAGTTTCTAAAACCCAAGGTACTCTTAAACCTGAATATACTTTACTTTACTTCTTATATAGCGTTCTCACAATGCCACGTATCTCCTAAAGCCGGTGGTAGCTTAAGTATTAAACCAATGTAACGCTTTTCGATTCAGTTTTATCTCACCTTTAACGACTATCGAAGCGCCGGATACCATACTCGTATCTTTACTGCATCTAATAATTAAGCGACGTGCAGCGATCGCTGGTGTTCCGAGAGAGACTCGAACTCTCACTGAAATGAACCTAAATCATTTGTCTCCTGCCGATTGGACTACCGGAACATCTGTAGCTAACTCCTCAAGAAGCTCATATTTCCATGCCATCTCATCACTCTGAATCTGAGTATCAAAATCGTCAAACATTTTGCTTCCTCCTTAGTACGCTCTCCTTAATTTCTATAAATATTATATAATATTTTTTATTAAATTTCAAAAGATGCCGAAGTTTATATTATAGAGAAACCCTCGGCTTAAACCTCTATACTAAAAAGGAGTTTATATCAGTAAAGAACTAAAATTAGGTAGATTAAAGACTACCATGGAGCGAACGAAGGGAATCAAACCCTCATATCTAGCTTGGAAGGCTAGCGTTCTATCGTTGAACTACATCCGCATATCGTGCAGGATAGAGGATTTGAACCTCTATTCTTTGCCTTTTGAGCAAATACGCTATCTTACGCCAATCCTGCATAATGGTGGCGGTGAAGGGATTTGAACCCTCACGGTATAAAACCAACGGTTTTTAAGACCGTTATGTCTACCTGTTCCATCACACCGCCTTATCGAGCTAGTCTTTCCTAGCAGTCAACCATCTAAATGGTCATAAGCGACTTCTCCGGTCGAGAGATCGACAATAACGACATTCTCATAGATAAGTCCATGGAGCCTCATTCTATTATATTCATCAATCGCTTCATCGTAGGTATTATACACTCGATGAATTTCATGGTCGTTGCCAGTGAAATGAATCATTTCAAACATTGCCTTCCCTCAACTTTCTATAGATATTATATAATATTTTTTATTTTATATCAAAGAATTTTTATCGCTACATTTCCGCTTCCATCTACTAGTTCAATACTAGTAAACTTTAGTTCCTAGAATTTTCTCAGTTCCCGCTTCAACTTATTCACAATTCGCTGATTAAAGTCACCCTTATTTTGCAGCAGGTTAATGCGGTTTTCAAGCCGCAGTTTCCGCACATTCTTATCCATTTGCTTCGTCTCCTCTCAAGTCACGAATTGCCTGTTCAGTAAGCTCAAGAACCGTACCTTCAGTTTCCCAGTCCTCAAGACGAATACTACTAAGATATTCAGCCCCATAAAAATCCATCACTTGATCCATAGCTTTATGGTAATCCTCAGCAGTTACGATACCTTGATAAGATTCAAGTGTTGTGCAAGCTTCCGTAGAATAAACCTTAACTTCATAACTGAAATAACTCATATCGGTTCCCTCACTTTCTATATACATTATATAATAAATTTCTTAAAATTTCAAAGAACTCTTTTACGTAGTTCCTCAATTAAAGCCTCAGTAGAAGCAGAAGAAAGCAGTAAAGCATCCTTTGAAATCATAATGATAGGAGCAACAGGAACAACAGAGTCCCTTCCTATATGAGTAATTCCACCTTTCAGCATTATCGCGCCTTCTTTATCCGTCCAAGACGTAAATAACAAAGTTTGGATTCGTTTATCATATTTCACTATGATATCTTGATATTTGCGGTATTCATCAAAAGATAGAGGCAAACACAAACCAGCTCTTCCACTCCTATATCCACCATATAGAGGAGTATTATTTACCTCTCTAAGTTCGGTTACCATGTTTTTAAGAGGAAATGTTTTAAACCAATAATCACATTCCTCTACAATATTAGTATAAGTACTAGTCAGTTCAGAGTTTAAAACCATAGCTTTATAGCAGAATCTATTTTCATCGAGGATAAGGAGTTTATAGCCCTGAATTTCAATAATATCTTGCATTAACATACCTCCCAGTTCCACTTTACTTTTGTTTCAGAAATTCCATTGCGATAAGCAAAAGGAAAGATAACAGAGTTCTTAATGGCATCGGCGGTTTCCGCAGGTTTAGAGAGGTTAATATCGAGGTTGCAAATAGACTGCGCACAAGTCTTAGGGGACTGCATATCAACTTTAATCAGCATAGCTATATCTCCTTTTAAAAATTTTATTTAAGGAATTTAATGTTTTTGTCCAACACACATTCTTTCTTTAATGTTATTTAGACGAGTCATTTCATCTTCAAGTTTAAGGAATTTATTGCAATTATTACTGTAATAATAGATACCCGCGGTCGGCTGCTTAAATTCGTGATAAGGCGAGACCCAAGTTAAGTCAGCCTCATAGAAATCGTGCAAAGCTACAGCCGCTTCGTCTGTTTCGCAATAGCAATAAACTACAAATTCAAGATAATCGTGGTTTAATGCCAAAGGTTCAAAATCTTTGCTATAAAGATGAATTTCATCTTTATATTTCTCGAGTTCGTATTTCTCACAGGCTTCTCTACTTGTAAAATCAGTGCCATCGGGAGCTCTATAGATGATTTCCATATTTTACCTCCTCTACCAAAATCTGGAAATGCTCAATCTTCCAGTTTTGTCCACTCTCCATCATTATCAACGTCAAAAATAAAGGAAGATCTTCTTGCGCCCATAACTTCAGCATAGCTATCCAGTCTTTCGTATTCTTCTTTCAGATTCTTCCAATCGCCCTCTCTATAGTCATAGAAGAAATATGCAGGAGCTTCCGCGTATCTCAATTCTTCAGGGATCCAATAGTCCTGAAGGTCATGAATTTGGATAAGTGCTTCAACGGCTCTCGGAGTTGCAAAATGAATAAAACCAACTTCCTCAAGTTCGACATCTTCATTAGGAGTAATTTCTCCATCGCAATCGTAGAGGAAAAGTTCTCCCTGTACTTCCTTCAATTTAAGACCTACTTCATATGCAATACAGGAGTTTTCATCCTCAAAATCAGTTCCATCTTCTGCTCTATAGATTTCAATCTTTTCCATTTAGAATCTTCTCCTTTTCTTCATCAGTAATCTCAAGGAAAGTAGAGTCAATAAGCGAAATAGTTACGCTATATAAATCATCTTTGTAGTAAGCATAAAGTCTTTCGCTAACTTCTACTAAAGAACTTACATTAGTCATAACAATATTGTCTTTTAGTTCTTCGTTATCTACGAAGAAATGAACAGTACAGACTGCTGTTAAATCACCCAAAGTTGATATACTCCCCTTTCTTTTCTTTAGCTGTAAGGATATTCGCAATGTCGCTCGCGGATTTAAGATGCTTATCATCATAAGAAGCTTCATTCCATCCAAGCAGAAGGAATTTAAAATGCGGCGGCCACTGCTCAGGGAGGGTTTCTTCTGAGACAATATGCCACCCAATACCTACCGCATATCGTGCATTAGAGAGTTGACACCATTCTTCATCTGCTTTAGTGCGGATTCCACGAATAACGAGAATTGGACCTTTAGAGAACCCGCGCACCCGCTTTAAATCTTTAGGTTCTTCTTCCTTGACTTTCTTCCCGTAATTCTTAGCTACCTCACCCTCAGTATACCAGCGGACGGCGCGTCGATTCTTGGTATTGGGATGCTCGACATCTATGTACATCTTTCCATTTTTCTCGTATGGGTCAGAAAGACGCTTGTAGTTTGCAAAAGAAGGTGCTGTTGACATAATATCAATCCTTTCTAGCTAAATGGAACCAATAATTTGCGAACTCTCTACCTTCGGGATCACGGTTTGTGCCATTAACATAGATATTGGCATAATAAGAATCAGAAGGAAAAGCAGCAGGAAGATTCTCTCGTGCATATTTTCCAGCGATAAGAAGAGCATCTAAGAGTTGCTGCTTCTGCTGCTTAAGTTCTTTAATAGTGCTTAACAAAATTTTTGCATCCTCTTTAGAAATCTCCATGAACTTTTCTCCTCTCTCAACTTTCTATAAATATTATAATGTATTTTTTTAAAAAAATAAAAAGCTCTGCATCCGCAGAGCTTTAAAATCAAAAGAAGAGTTAAAGGCCCAACATCTTTAGAAGAGAATCAACCTTCGCTTGGTCTGCGGCAGTAGGTTCAACTTTCTTCGGAGCAGGGTCATCGGTAGTCCAATCGTTAGGGTTAGTGGGCTTTGGAGCTTCGGCTCGCGCAGGATCAAATTCAGCTTTCGGCATTGTGATGCTAATAGAAAACTGAATCTTTTCATCTCCGTCATCCGCTACCACGTATAGCTTCTTCGCTTCTGTTCCTAAATATGCGTTTCCAAAAGCTTCCGTAATAGTCTTTACAACCTTCTCACGTGCAATATCGCCTCTACGTGCCATAAATATCCTCCTTAGATAATACTCATAAAATGTAGAATAGCCAGGAAGAAACAGGGAACTGTTCCTACTATACAGTCAGGTCGGCCATTCAGAGAGAGATATACATCTACTCCACCAAAGCAAGCCCATACAATGCCCATAATTACATCAATCATTTAATTTCGCCATCCTTTCTTCATAGCAGTGCGGACAGTGGGGTTCATCATCCAGCATCTTCATATCTTCAATATCGTATTCTTCTCCACACCAATAACAAAGTTGTACGCCTCTTTCTTCTCGATCAAGTTCTTCCATTTCAAAGAAACATTCGGCGCAATATTTTTTACCTTTAAATTCTATCAATTCTTCTTTATAAAATTCATCTTTACAATTATCACACAGGTCAAGACCAAGTTCAAATCTTTGAGCAGCTTCTGCGCAAGAAGTACAGATATAATGTTCAGAATCATCGAGAGTTTTATCACAGCAAGGACAAGGTACTAAAGAGCCTACTTTTACTCGCAATTTTTCTTTAGTAGCTTTGCGGTCCTCGCGTGAGTAGTTTAAAAGAGTAATACTTCTTGCGTGAGAAAGATAAGGATTAAAATTGTTACAAGCTAAGATGTCGTTATAAGCTAAAGTATCGCTTTTATCCTCTACAATATCGTCATAAGAAGTGATAAAACCATTTAAAATAAATCCGGGTACTTGCGGAAAGTGCGTTCCTGAGTCGTTATCAATCTTGCTGAAACCGGTACATTCAAGATCGTCTTGCTGCGGTCCAGGATAATTGCGTCTAACTTCATCCATTAAAACAGAAGAAAAGAATGGGTACTGCTTATTGTAATGGATTATTTTCCCAGATTTAGTAATGTGGATTAGCATACGCCAAATTTTGTTATTCCACTCAAGTTCTTCGGGAAAATACTTAAGATGAGTATCTTCTTCTGTTTTAAGATATACAACAACAGTAGAAGAATCTAGCATATAGGAGAAATTACCCGCACGATAGTCTCCCTCAATGTAGTGGCAACTACTCCATCCGCAATTATTCTGGGAAATCGTAATATAATCTAGCGGATGCACTGAGAAACAAAGTTTTCCTGTTACTTTGTTCTGTTGGATTACTCGCGACGCAATGTCCTGGCACTTCCGTAAAGAATCAGGAGGAAGAACGTATTTGAAGGACTTTAGCAATTTAGCCCCTTCCTTCATATCAGTTCCTTCGGCCGGATAGGAGACTCGATTCTCGTAAAAGCTAGATTCATTTTTTTCAAGGAACTCGATAAATTTTTCATCGGCGCCTTCGTGAGACATCTGGCTCAGTAGTTTACTAAACATTTGAGTCTTTTGTTCTTCATTTAATTCAATAGTAATAGAGTTAGGAATTTCATAGATGGGTTCTCCGCCGAAGAGTTCGATGAAACGGGCCTTGCGGATTTTCCATAAATTTACAATTTTACCAAAATCTGGTTCCCGCTCCCCAAAATCTTCAACGTTGGAGATAACTGCTTCTATCTGATTTGTAATTTCGTTAATATCCATAAGGCCCTCCTTCTTTATATAAATATAATATTATATTTTTTATTATAAATAAATTAAGATTGCGACTTAGAATAAAGTTCCATCATAGCCGCGGACCGCGCACAAGTAGTACAGAATCTACAGCTTTGAGGCGCTTCACGGCACCGCTGCCCGCAGTTTGCTCTTTGTTCTCCAAATTCTGCGGGAATGTAGATACTTGGTACCGAAGGTTCTAGGTCATGAATCAGGAGAGAGAGATTGAAGGGAAATGAAGTCTTTTGGTAAAGAGAATAGAAAGATTCTTCTTCATCACGATAGATGACATCAAATTCTAGGTAGTCGATTGCAGTGTAGTATTGAAGATCTTCTGGACGGATGTAAAAGTCAGAGATTGAAACAGTAGGAAGAAGTGTGGAAGGGTGCGCGGGACGGGCTCTGATGACAATACTGGATTGAGATTTGCGGCGGGCGATGGTATTCATTTGAAAACCTAGGGGTCCTGCTACTAGAACGTCAGATACACCTGCGGATTCCAGCTGGGAAAAAGTATCCCAGTCTGTGACGGGGAGATTGAGGTAGGCGTTGTTTCCAGAATTTACTAGTTTTTGCAGAATATGGAAATCCTTCGTTGCTATTGTATAGTTTGGAGTTAATGCTTTAATTAGAGTTACTTGTTGTAGGAGTTTGTTATAGTCTGTTTCACTAGATTCTGGAAATAGGATTCTATATCTGCGGTTAGGGTTCTTTTTAACGAGATCATATACGTCTCCTAGCCTGTTCCATCCGCACGTTACTTCATCTGCGGATTCTAGGTATTTATTTCCTACAGTTAGAGAATATTTCATTCTACGTCCTCCTGTTTTAATAAATTAGAGTTTGTTGTATGAGTTAGTGTTAGTTGTTTTATACGCCTTGATGGGAATTTTTAATTGTTTCTGTAAATGTGTACACATTGCTTAAAGGTAATATATCTTTTTTTTTTTTTTTTTTTTTTTTTTTGATGTATTACCATAATACTGCATGGCGGCAACAAGGCGGCGAAGCCGCTTATTTATTTGTTCTTTTTATCTATTTACCCCTTTATATATTATGTGTATC